ACGATTCCGCGTTTACGGCACCGGACATCCGCTGGAAATACAGTGGAACGAGTCGGATTACGTTGGGACATTTCAGATCGCGGGCGGCGCTCTTGTGTTCCACGTTTTTGAGGTTTAGACAATGACCCTCGACACGCTGCCGAGCGAACTGCTGGATAGCGGAAGGTTTGGTCGGATTGACGATGCCGCCCGCGCCGCACTGGTCAACGATACAGACTTCCTGTTGTTCCTTGAACACACAGATGACGCGGTCGAGGCGATGACCGACGGCGAGGAATCAAGCGCATTCATCTGGTGCAACGAACGCGAAGGCGCAACGCGAGATGACGCAATCGCCGTCGCACGCGAGGCCGAACGCCGGATGGGACTGGTGAAGAGATGAAGCTCTGCCAAAACTGCAACGCGGCCCCGACCACCAGCGAAGGCGCGACGTACTGCATAGATTGTCGGCGAGCAATCAAGCGGACCAACTGCGCGGAGCGTGGCATCCCGGTGGACATTGAGCATCGAATCAGGACATACAAGGCAATCGAACTGCGGCACGCGCGGCGCGACGGTCGCGCAGACAAGCGTGCGGTGTTCGCGGAATTTGACGAGGAGATGAAATGAGCGAAACCAACGACCCCATCCGCGCGGCGGCGGAAGCGTGCCAATCCGATTGGATTAACGGCGACCACGCGCCAGAGTATTTGCGAGATACTATCGAGCGCCACATGCGCAACCTGCTCGACAACCAAGCAAAGTGCGACAAGTGCGGAAAGATGGCTGCCACGCTGTGCCCCGCGTGCGTTATGGCGATAGTGTCCGAAGACGGAGCGCCACATAATGCCGACTGACCAGACCATCATAGGGGTGGACGTGGGACTTGACGGTGGGATAGCGTTGCTGTGGTCAGGTGTTTCGCTAATCGACCCAATGCCGACACTGGGCGCAACCAAAGGCCGAGAATACGACGTTAGCGCGATACATTATTTGTTGGAACATCCAAGTGCGCCAAGCAATCCGCACGTCTTCATCGAACGTCAGCAAGCGATGCCGCCGAAGATGGGCGGAAGCATAGCGTCATTCCGCAAAGGCGAAGGCATGGGCCTGTTCGTCGGCATCTGCGCCGCATTGCAAATTCCATACACGCTGGTTCGCCCGCAGGAATGGCAGAAGGTTATGTTCGCTGGCATGGGCAAGGCAGACACCAAGACCAAGTCGGCACTACGCGCACAGCAGCTATTCCCCGAACTGGACTTTCGCAAGAGTGAGCGGAGCAAGAAGATTCACGACGGCATGACCGACGCGATACTTATCGCGGAGTACGGGCGACGGATACTTAACGGAGCAACGCCATGAAGTGCAAACGGACCAAACGGATGAAACGGTGGATGGCGACTGTAGCGGTGTGCCTGATGGTGTCGCCGTGTTTGCCGACGCCGAACGAAGTCGCGCGTGAGTTTGCTGCGCAGTCCAAGCGAGCCGGATATTGGTGGCTTTGGCTGACGGCTGAGCGTGGCGGCGAGTGGGCCGTCGGCGGGGTGGAAGGGTAGTGCGACAGCATTCAAGCTGACGGAGACTGACGGATGAGAGCGAAACTGAACGACACAGAAATGACCCGCGACGACGTGATGCGAGAAACTGTTGACCACACGATTGCGGTCGGCATGTACATGATGCGAGTCGTGGGCGATTTGCAACAACGCGCCGTGGTGCATGATCGCAGCAAGTTTGACGCCAGCGAGTTTGAAGCGTTCGCATTGGCCACACCGAAACTGCGCAGTCTGACCTATGGTTCGGACGAATACAAAAAGTCGCTCGACGAAATTCGCCCTGCGGTTGAACGGCACTACGCCGCCAACAGTCACCACCCGGAGCATCATCGGCGCGGCATCGACGGGATGACGCTGATGGACCTCGTTGAAATGCTCTGCGATTGGAAGGCGGCGACCGAGCGGCACGCCGATGGGTCGATGCGCAAGTCGTTCGACCACAACCGCGAGCGGTTCCAGATCAGCCCGCAGGTCGAGGCGCTGATGGTCAATACAGCTATCCGCTTTGGATGGATGCCAGAATGCCCGCGATGCCATTCGATGGATTACAACAACGGCGGGCCATGCCCAGGCTGCCAGTACATTGAAGGAGACAAAATATGATGACCGCGATACTGACGCTACTGCTGGCCGTGGCGCCGGACTGCAACGTGTGCGAAGGCGGTGCGCATGGCTAAGCCACCACCAACCGATCTATCCACGGCGACGATGGAGGAATTGTGCGCCGAGATTATCAAACGATCTGACGGTGTTGTGATTGTGATGGACAGGCCCGGAAAAAACGCAAACGACGTGGAGCAATTCATTCGATACCACGGATCGTATGCACACATTTACGGTCTTGCACTTTACGCGGCGCGTCGAATCGAACAGTGGTCGGGGATGTCGAATACCGATGAGTTTCCAGGGAAGCACGAGAATTGGTGAAACTATGATCGTGCGATTATGTCTCGCCTTTATCGCCGGGCTGTTCAGCTTAGCCGAGGCCCAAGCTGAATACGAAGCTGCTGACCCGGTTGAAATGACCGTCGAAGAAATCGACAGTCTTGTATCGCGGGCGATGGCCGAGATTGAAAGGAAGGACGATGCAGAATTTTGACCAGCCAGCCTTTCCGGCTCCATGCGGCCATGCGGTCGTTACCAAACACCAACCCGGAGTCGGAAGCTTCAACGCAACGATTGAAGTGTGCCGCACTGGTATCACGAAACTTGAGTTGCTCACGGCGATTTGTTTCAACACTTGCGTTGCGTCAACGGACGAAAAACGCGCCGAACGTGCGGCCAAACAGGCGATGGCCATACTGGACGAAACGGAGAAATACAAATGATATGGCTACTACTACTCGCGCTGACGCAAACACCCAACCGCTGCAACGTCTGCGACCTGGACCGCGACGGCGATTGTGATACGGCTGACTACAGAGGTAAGATATGAACAGATATATGGAAGAGGCGCTTAAGTTATGTAGCATCGGCGCTGATGACTTGGAAACCGTTTCTCTTAATGAAATGGACCCAGCAGATGCAGCCGCAGTTAAAAGGTGCTACGTCTTATTGCGAGAAGGAATCCGCCAAGCGTTAGACGCCGAACGAACACGCATGGCAAGCAACTTTGTGGTCGTCCAGGACGCGATTGCGCAGTTTTCTGAAGGCATAGAATTAGACCAATGATGCACATATATAAAGTGAAGTGGAGTTGCTTTTCTGGGAAGATGCGCATTCCGGCCAGCGGAGAATTAGAAATTGCGGCCAACGGAAGGCAAGATGCAATCGAAGCGGTCTATACACGGTGGCCAGAGATACAAATTGAAAGCGTGGAGAAAAAGTCCACACCTAAACCAACGGAGACTAGCCAATGACCGCACTGATGACGCTACTACTCGCCCTAGCCCAGCCTCACCCGCTGACCTGCAATCAAATGGACTTCGACGGCGACGGCGAAGTGACGACCGCAGACTATGCTATTTTCACGGAGTGCATTACCGATGAAGGACAAGTACAACCAACGCCAGTTCCTAGCCCAACTCCTACGCCTACGCCGACGCCATCTCCAAGCCCAACGCCGACACCAACTCCGACTCCTTCGCCTAGCCCTGGACCCACGCCCGCTCCGATTTTCCGCAGCACCGATGACATCCAATCCGCAATCGACACCGCCCAACCCGGCGCAGTCATCACCATCCCAGCCGGAACCTACCGATGGGCCAGCAGCAACTACAACGAAGCGCTGACCATCAACAAGCCGCTGACCCTGCGCGGCACGGGCGATGTGACGCTCGATTGCGAAGCGGCACGCGGAACCGCACAGACTGGGCATCGGCGCGGCATAATCGTGGCAGCCGACAACGTGACCATCGAGAACATCACGATTCGACGCGCCCACCGCGAAGGCGTCTACGTCGGTTCGGTCAGCGGGACTACCCTGCGGGCCGTCACGGCCATCGAATGCGGGTTGAATCCCAGCAACGGTGAGAGCGCCGGCATCAAGCTCGACGGGTCCAAATCGTTCACCGTGGATAACTGCGCGGCGTACAACTGCTACGCGGGCATCGCCGCCAAACGGGCGCACACCGGAACGATACGCCATTGCTGGTCGCAGGGGTCCGGCAAGATGGCCAACGGCACGCCGATCTACCCGGAGAACGCGGACGGCATCTGCACCAGTCAGGCGACGCACGGCAGCGACAACGTGAACGTGACATCATGCGGGGTGGTTGACGCGGCTGACGATGGGATCGACCTGAGCCACAGCCGCGATTGCAGCGTGCGTCATTCGTTCGCTATCGGCGGAAACTCCGCGAACCTGCCCAACGGCGACGGCAACGGATTTAAGGTCGGCAACGACGCCAACACCGACCGTACACGGCACTGTTGGAATCTGGTCATCGAGGACGTGTACGCGATATCCAACCGCGCCAACGGCATCGACGGTCGCAACGGCACCGGCCAGACGTTCCGCGATTGCATCGCCTACGGCAACATGGGCCAGTTCGCCTTTTCGGGCGGAAACATCACGACACCGCCCAAGACATTCGGGACGATCTACGCGATTGGCAACGTGGCCGCGCGTGACCGCAATGTGGTGATCCAGACCGACCCCGGTTGGCGTGACCCGGACGCACAGATCGACGCGACGCGGCAAGGCGACGCGCGTGCGACGTACCGGCATGTGTGGGAGCAACTGGAATCTAATTTTGAGGTGCGGTGATGTTCAAGAAGCTGATATGCCGACTGCGCGGCCACAGGTTCACCGTATCGGGTTTGTTTCAAGGCGAAATACTGTGGTGGCGCAAGTACAAATGCGAGCGATGCGGCCAAACGGGCAGATGTTGGAAATTCGTCCGCTTCCCATTGAGTGGATGCGAAGATGGGGTCAACACCTTCTTTGAGGTGCGGTGATGATGATAGATGTAGGACCGCCGAAGCGATTCCACTTCGCGAGGCCAAGACCCATCACAAATATTGTCATCAGCCGTAACACATTCCAATATCGCGAAGACCTGCGATGGAAGTGGTTACAACGGATTTGCTTTTGGATGCTCTCAAAAATAGGTGCGTTCAAACAAGAAGAATACACCACCTATGAAACGGTTGAGTTTAGAACCGACAAGCTGCTGGACATGATTCACCAACAAATACGAGAACATGCGGAAATGGACGGCAAGAGAGCAACGAAGCTGCTGATTGGTCAAAAACACTTGCGGGTTCTTGCTGGCGAGGTTGAGCAGTTTCCGGCAATGGCTCGTCATTCATGGTCAATCAATCTCGACCCGAAGCAAATAGAGCCATTTGGACTTACGCTGATATATGCGCCGTGGTTTGATGGTTGTGTGGTTATCCCTGAGGTTCAGTGATGCCAAAGTCACGCGAGCAATACTGGCGAGAGACTGAGGCGGCGTGGCGAAAGCGGTGCGAGGCGCTGGAGGCGCGGATCAAACTGCTCGAAGCCGCGATGAAAGAAGTTGCCGAGGAATTGGCCAGCGACGGCGACCATCGGAATGCGCTGGTTCTGACTGATGCACTGGAGAAGAAATGACCCACCTGCCACCTGACATTGACGCAGACGGAATCGGCGAATCCCTCGAATCGCTACGCGACGGCGAGACGCTGTTAATACCGCACGGTGAATGGACGCTGGCGAAGCATACCTACATCGGCGCATCCGACGCGGCGATCATCGGCGACGGCGCGACGATCAACGGCTACATCGCGTGGGGCAAGCCGGGGGATAAGGCATCAAACGTCGCCATCCACAACCTGCGGATCATCGGGCCACCAGGGGCGAAAGACGACAGCCTAGACGCATTGCGAATCACGGCGCACGGGGTCCGCCTGAGCCACGTCAGCGTATTCGGCGGCAGAGACGAATCGCTCGACCTGCACGATTGCACCGGCGTTGTTGACATCGACGATTGCTTGGTCGGCTCCAATGAGACGCCGGGCCATCAGTACGCATTCCGCGCGGCTGGGGCGAACATGGTCGGTTGCCAGATCACCGCGAGACGCTCCATCGTCGCCGACGCATCTGGTCGCACGCCGCTGATCGGAGGGCGAGATACGCGGTTCAGGCTGGCCAACTGCATCACGCGCAGCCGTGGCACGCGCGGCGTGACGCTGGACAACTCGGCGGGCGGGATGGTGTACAGTATCGAATACTCAAATATGTATCCACTCCTGACACACGGCGTTGACCGCCCGGCGCTGATTTTTGGGTCATTCGGATCGGATGCTTCGACTGCTCCGAAATGGCAAGCCCACGTCATCGCCAACGCAGGTGCTTGGCATCATGGCTTGTTCGGCCCGGAACGGACGGAGCGGGAGAGGGCGTTTATCAAGCAGGCGATTCACTAGCCTAGCGCAGTTCGTCAGGCATATCCACCCCAAACAGCGACAGCCACACATCCCCCAGCACGTCGGCATCCGGCCAAAGCACCTCGGCGCACTGGATCGCCACGCTCCAGGTCAAAGACCGTCGTTCGTGGATGATGTCGCTTATCCGCGTGGCCCGTGAGCCTATCTCCCGCGCAAGCTGGCCCTGGGACATGCCGATTTCCGCCAATCTGGCCCGGATTAGACCGATTGCCTGCTGTTGTTGGTCTTGGGTCATTGTTCGGAAGCCTTTTTGATGCAATCTTGAGCGTGGTCTTGCCGGTACCCGCGTTATTCGCCCCGCTACACTCAATCCAGAACGCGCCACGATCAAAGCCGTCGCGCCCGATGATGCGCCGCACCTTACTGACAGCCTTATCCTGCCCAACGTAGTCATCCCACGTCTTAGGCCGGTATTGCTCGTGTATCAGCATGGTTTCACCGCGCTTTCGGCAACATCCCGCAGGAACGCATCGCGGTTGAATCCATCGCAGCGCGTGGCAAGGTACGCCATAAGGTCTGCGACCATTTCAACCGCGTCCTCAGCCTGTTGCCAGCCGGGCATCGCAGGACTACCAATCCGGCCCGTGCCGTTTTGCCAGTGGATCAGCGCGTCAGCCGCGACAGCGCGGCATTGAGCAGCGTAGATCGCCGGACGCGATTCCGTCTTTTGCTCGCGCTTCTTTCGCAGATTCGCGTTGAACTCCGCGTACCTTTGCCAGCGTTCGGACCAGCTTAATTCGTCGATGCGGGTCATGGTTGCACACTCCGTTCTCGAACCTTATAGCGGATAGACCGCCCCTGCTTTTTGTGCATCAGCTCATTTTTCCTGCAATGATCCTCGCTTGTCTTGCGGACATTGTGTGAGGCCACAATACGGCCCTCGGGAAGCAGCTTAGATCGCGTCACCGGTTTGTTGGTCACAGTGTCCCATCCGGTCCACTCGCACAACCACCGGTCCAAGCACACAACGTCATAAACGATTCGGGTCATGGTTGTTACTCCTGAAATCCGATAGCAGCCTCAATGTCGTCAATCAACTGGCGGCGAATCCGTCGCTCCTCGGTAATCGCCTCTCCAGCGGCGACCAACAGTTCCCAATTTGCGTCGCTGGTCCCCGCCTTATCACAGATGTCCTCGATAATCTGCCAAGTGGCTTCTTTCACGGCGAGGCATCTGTGCTTCGTGCATCTGTACTCCGTATTCGGACCTTGGCCCTCAACTGCGGACTGGTCAATCAGCCCGTCGCATGTTGGACAATAGAATCTCATTTTCCACCCCTTTTGTGACACTCGTGCGCAATCGCACACGCCACCCAGTAGAGATAGGCCGATTCGCCATCAAGGAACGCCCAAAGGTCTTTAGCCGCATCGGCGTCGAGGCCCGTCATGCGATTTACCGCAACGTCATACGCGATCCACTTGGCATATTCGCCCAACAGGTGTGGCTTCGCGCCTAGGTCTTTAATCGCGTCGATGCAACCCATACGCTCAAGCTGCTGACCAACCCAGGCCACCCACTGATGTTCGTCTCCAGATGGGCGGATCAAACTGCCGATGACCGCTTGCCGGTCAACGCGCTCGCGGCAAGCTCGCCAAATAGGCTCTAGTTCGGAAATGCTATCTTGCAGGCGGGTCATGCCGCACCGCCTTCCAAGATCAAAAGCGATGTCCCGCCGGTCAGCGGATCAATCGCCGTACAGCATCGACGGCCATCAGACATCCGGCCCTTGTCGTGGTGATTCGAGTACGCAAACTCGCGCAGCGACTTGATACGCTCGCGCATCGCCGCTTTGTCCCGCGCAGCAAGCTGGCCAGCCTGTGAAGCCGGATACTTGTCCAAAGCGTATTCGAGCGCCATCGACGCCGATCCCCAGTAGCGTTTCGATTCGAGGCGTGCGGCTTCTGCCCGCCAGTCGGCGCAACTTCGGGTATCCGCTTGGCGCGCCCGCTCATGCTGTGATATGCTTTCCATCGGTATTAGCTCCCTTTTAGCTAGTGCCCAGCCCCAGGCGGCCACAACCGCGCTGGGGCAACTTATGCGCGGCCTACGCTGGCCGGCGCTTGTTCACTTCACAAATCGCCGCGTCGATGCCACGACGTAGCCGGTTGGCCGGCTCGGTGTGATTGTCGCGCAGAAGCGATTGAGCCTTGCGGACCAACGCAAGCGCGACCCGATAACGCTCAATCGGATCGGTGTGGCTATCCACCGAAAACCCATATCCATCCGTTATGCTTAGCATTGCCGCTGTCTCCTCGGTTAGACTCGATACTCCAAACGCCCAGGAAAGCGCCCAACCGCGACTGGACGCTATCGCAGGCGCTTAGTACGACCACGGCCAGTAAGCACGAGCGGTAAAGAACGAACCGCGCACGGCCATGAGAAATGGATATTCTTTGACGTTGAAGCCGATCATCGCACAATAGGCAGCGCGAAGCCGATCTTCGTCGGCCCAGGACACAGTGGACCGGCAGTGCTTCCAAAAGACTTGAGAACGTGATACGTTAAACACGGCTAATCGCTCCATCACAGCGGTTCGCTACGAGCTGGTCAGTAACGATGGCCAGCTCATCTAATATCGACTATACACCAAATCGGGAATAGTGCAAGCGAGAATCTTTGTAACATGCTGAAACCATGCTAGGACCGTGTCAAAGATGCCAAGACGCAACCCGACAACCCGGTTACGACTGGTGCAAAGCCTGCCGGCAAGCCTATCGACGAGAGAAACAAGCCGAGAGAGACGCCACGATCCACCAGAACCAACAATGCATCAAATGTAAACGCAAGCCCGCAACCACAACCCGCAGACAAAAAACCGGTGCAATATGGCCACTGTGTGACCGATGCTCCTGGTGGATTGACAAACAGCAACCGAGTTGATAACGTCGGATCAGCGCACACACGATAACTGCGCCCGAGGGACAAGGGAGCGCACATCAAACCAACCACAAACCACGATAAAAGCCGCATCAAACAAGTACCAAGGGCATCAGATACACCGGCAAAAGGGACGATAGATTAGCCTCGACCAAGCCGACACCAGCGCCACCACCACTTGGCCACGCACACCAGCCTACAGCCCAACGTCCGATAATAAGTGTTATGTTGAATTGCTAAGTCTTGTACTATCAAGCACTTACGTCATATCAACGCCTATCTAAGACCGATAACAAGCGCAACATCGAGCCGAGGGTACCCTGGACCATCGGCGGAAACTGAACCAGACCCCCCGCCGGTTCGCTCGCGTGACTCTACATATAGACTCTCTCCCCGCGTATGCGATATTCTGGTATATAGGGTTTATGGCTAAGAAACAGGCCACAGCAAAGCGCAGTCGGTTGAAGGCTTCACGGGATGCTGCGCCTACGTTTGACCCTGAGACTGGTCTGGTTGATGCTTCGATCTGGGACGGCGTACCTGAGTCAAAGGTTGTGGACGAGGTTCGTTGGGTTTACAACAACTTGGCGAATGTTGATCCTAGGCCGTTGGATGCGCCGAGCATGGGTGCTTGGGGGATGTTGTGGTCATGTCGTTCGAGCGACCAAGTCAAGCTGAAGTTCTTGGAGATATGGAAGCAGTTGGTTCCGAGCAACCGTCAGTTGGAGATGGAGGAGCGGTTCCAGGATGACGGTCGCAGAATCATCAATATCATCAAGCAGCTTGAGCGATCCGGGATTGTTGACCACGACCTTGCCGTATACCCCCCTAGTGCCGAAGACGCTCCATGCAAATCTGAGGTTCCGCAGCGAGTTGTTGAAGTTGGGCCGGAATCCGAAGTTTGCTGAAGAACTTTGGATCATGTGCAGCCGGGACATCCTGTTCTGGGTGAACTCGTTCATTTGGACGTATGACCCGAAGAAGTTCCCGGACAATCCGTTCATTCCGTTCATTACATATCCTTACCAGGACGATGCGATTGTTAAGTTGAATCATGCTGTTGGTCGGCATGATGTGACGGTTGAGAAGTCGCGTGACATGGGTGCGTCGTGGATTTGCCTGATGGTGTTTCTGTGGCGGTTCCAGTTTCGGCCTGGTCAGACGTTCCTGGTTTCGTCTCGCAAGGAGGCGTTGGTTGACAAGAAGGGCGACCCGGACTGTTTGTTCTGGAAGTTGGACAAGGCTTTGGGGTTGCAGCCACGGTGGTTGCGGCCTGCGGTTGATCGTGCCAAGTTGCAGATCACGAATCTGGAGAACGGCAGTACGATTGGCGGTGAGAGTACGACGGAGAATCTGGCTACGGGCGGTCGCCGTACTGCGGTGATGCTGGACGAGTTTTCCAAGTGGGAGAAGGGTTACGAGGTTCTGAGTTCGACGGCGGACGTTACGGACTGTCGAATCTTTAATTCCACGCCGAAGGGGTCCGGCAATGCTTTCTACAAGAAGGCGCATGACGGGACGTTCAAGCTGCGGTTCCACTGGAGCCAGCACCCACTGAAGGCCAAGGGGTTGTATCGGACGCCGCAGGGTAAGTTGCGTAGTCCGTGGTATGACGCGGAATGTGTGCGTCGGACGCATCCGGCTGAGATTGCGCAGGAGTTGGACATTGACTACCTGGGCAGCGATTACCAGTTCTTTGACCCGCAGATATTGGATGATGTGGCTACGCGGTATGTGCGGAGTCCTTTTGAGATTGGGGATGTGCTGTACGATCCTGACAGCTTTGAGCCGATTGAGTTTCGGTCGTGGAAGAACGGGAAGCTGCGGGTATGGTGTTCGCTGGACGGGCAGAAGAAGCCGCCGCCGGGTAAGTATATTCTGGGCGCGGACATCTCGGCTGGTAGCGGGGCGAGTAACACGGCTTTCGCGGTTCTGGACCCGAAGACTGGGGAGAAGGTTGCTGAATGGGCGAGCAGCAACGTGATGCCGCACTACGCGGCTCATGTGGCGATTGCCTTGTGCCGGTGGTTCTGTGATGTAGGCGGGAAACCCGCCTACATGATCTGGGAGCGGAACGGGACGGGCGGCGAGATATTCGGCCAGACGGTGCGGGATTCGGGTTTCCGGCATGTGTATTATCAGACGGACGAGGCTGGGAGAAGGTCGGACAAGATCGGGTTCCACACGAACGAGAACACGAAGGCGCAGCTTTTGGGCGATTACCGGAGGGCGCTGGAAAGCGGCGACTTTATCAACAGGTCGTATATTGCAATAGACGAGTGCCGACATTATGTGTATACGTCGGCGGGTAAGATTATGCACAGCAGCGCTGCCGGTTCGGAAGACCCGACCGGCGCCGGCGCTCAGCATGGTGACCGGGTGGTTGCTGATGCGTTGTCCTGGTGGGGCGCGAGAGAGAGGCCGCACCGACGGGTTGAGGCTGAGCCGGCGATACCGTTGGGCAGCTTTGCGGACAGAAGGAGTTGGCCGAAGGTTGACGGGGACTGGCGCAGGCAGGAGTTGGTTGAATCATGGTAGGTCAAGTTCCAACCAGCGATAAGAAGCTGTCCGATCTGTGGCAGGCGATTCACTGGTCGCGGCGACGGATGCAACCGTTTCGCGAGAAGCGGTTGCGGGCGATTCGCCAGTACGTCGGGTTCAACTACTCCGATGATGGATCGCTTGATCGAGTTCCGGTCGGCCTGCTTGAGATGCTCATATCGGTCTACACGTCCCACTTATCCACGATTGCCGATTCTGTTTCGGTTAGCACGCGGATCGCGAAGCTGAAGATGCAGGCCACCACACTGACGCTGGTGACGCGGTTCCTGATTAACGAACTTCGGATACGCGATTCGCTTGAGCAGATCGTGCGCGACGCGCTGTTCAGTGTGGGGATTGCGAAGGTCGGGCTTGAACGGTTCGGCAGCGTCGAAGTGGACAGCGAGTTCCATGACGTGGGCAGGCCGTTTGTGAATCCGGTCAGCCTGGACGACTTCGTGATTGACATGCAGGCCAAGCGGTTCGGCGCGCACCAGTACATCGGCAACAGGTACAGGCTTCCGTATGAGGAAGTGATGCAATCGCCGTGGTTCGAGAACAAGGACCAGTTGAGTCCGGTTGCGAGAACATCGTACAACGAGTTCGGTGATGAGCGCGAAGGCGTGGTATCCGCTGGCGAGGAGGGCGACCCGGACGACTACTGCCAGGAAGTCGAACTGTGGGACATCTACGTTCCGCGCGAGAACATGATGATTACGCTTCCGAGCGAAGAAGCTGGTGGCGGATTGCCGATCATGGAGCGGAAATGGGACGGGCCGGAGATTGGTCCGTACCGGATGCTGGGCTTCGGCGACGTGCCTGGCAATCTGATGCCGCTGTCGCCGGTGTCAACGATCATGGACCTGCACGAACTGGCCAACCGGATATTCAACAAGCTGGGCCGGCAGACAGATCGGCAGAAGACGGTTCTCGGCGTGGACAGTAGCGCGACCGATGACGGCACGCGAATTGTCAACGCTTCGGACGGCGACGTGATTGCGCTCGACCACCCGGATAAGGGCAGGGAGTATCGGTTCGGCGGCATCGACCAGATCAGCTTGGGGTTCTTGCTTCAGGTCAAGCAATTGTTCAGCTACTTCGGCGGGAACATCGACGTTCTTGGCGGGCTGGGTCCGCAGTCGGATACGCTTGGCCAGGACCAGTTGATTACCGCTGGCGCGAACATGCGCATGCAGATGTTGCAACGCAAGGCCGCCGAGTTCAGCCAGGGCGTGCTGCGCGACGTGGCTTGGTATGCGTGGCAAGACCCGATGTTCGATCCCACGCTGGCCAAGCGGGTCGAGGGCACGGACATTGAGGTTCCGGTGTCGTTCAAGCTGGAGGAACGCGAAGGGGATTTCTTCGACTTCAACTTCAAGGTGGATGCGTACGCCGAGCCGGTTCGGTCGCCGAGCCAGAAGTTGCAGACCACGATGATGATATTCGAGCGACTGATTGGTCCGTATCTGCCGATGATCCAGCAGGCCGGCGCGATGCTGGACTGGCAGGCGTTCTTGAAACAGGTCGCGGACCAGGCGGGCATGACCGAGGAGTTCAGCGATTTCCTGCGGTATTCGAGGCCAGACCCGGTGATGCAGCAGATGATGGGCGGCGGTGGTCAGAGTTCGCATGAACGGACGATGGCTCCAAACACAACGCGGACGAATGTAAGGGTGAACCGGCCCGGCGCGACGCAGCAGGGCCAGGACCAGGAGATGGCGAAGCTGATGTTCGGCGGCAACAGCCAACCGAGCCAACGCGCTTCGCTGGCGAGACAGGCGGGATGATATGAGCTATTCAATCACGAAAGTTACAGACGGCACTTGGTCGGGCATGTTCAAGGTCACTTGCACCAAGGGCGCTACAAGGCGGCTGGTTGGATTCGTGCTACTGGAATCGGACGCCGAAGCGCTGGGCCAAGTCGTTGACCAGGAACCAAAACCAGCAGCCGCGCCGGAACCAGAGCCAAAGCCCAAGAAGAAACGAGTCTGGTCGAGCAAGAAGTGATGACTGAGACAAATGTGATTTCATACGACGAACTTTCGGAAGACGAACGGTATCGCGTTGGATATGCCTTTGATCGGTCTTTTCGTTTTGACGCAAAAGACGCAACCTATAAAGGTAGGCCAATTTCGGAAGACGTTGTTTATCGGTGTTTCGATGACTTTTTGAAAGACGAGAAGCGTCGTGCCGAGTTCAATCGAAAACTGTTTGGCGTTGGCGAATCGTCGTCTCGGTGGTCGAAGGTTTCTATTGTAGATCGTGTTCGTAACTTCTTCAGTCCGAAGCCGAGCGCCTTTTGAAATGCCCATCTACTGCTACAGCACTGAAAGCGGGAAACGCAGGGACGTGTTCCTGCACCACATGAACCCGCCGAAAGCAATCGACATCGACGGAGAAGTTGCGCATCGGGATTACCGCGCCGAGCGGGCGGGGCCGGACGCTTACCCCACCGGCTGGCCCCGCCTATCGGACGCGATGGGAGTTCACCCGGACCAGATTCAGGAAACACGCAAGTTCCTGTCCGACGCCGGTGTGCAGGACACCAAGTTCCATCCCGACGGTCGGTGCCAACTGGAAAACCCAAGGCACGAACGCGCGGTGATGAAGGCAAGGGGTTTCTACCATCGCAATGACTACAGGACGTGATGCCATGTCGATATTCGATGTTGATACTGACAAATACCCAAAATGGAAATCTGGCATTGCGCCAGCCGAGCCTTGGGATGTGGTTTACAAGAAAGCAAAAGCAAAGCTCGCCAAAGAAGACAGCGGCTCATTCATGGATTACCGATACGAATGTCTTCTCGATTTTATGAATTTCATGTTCAGTAGCGAGGCAAAGCAATGAACGCATACGCCGGATTCAACCCGCAGATGTTCAGCTACCCGCAACCGGACGCGCAATCGCAGGCGCTCACCCGCGCGAACGCGCTATCGGGATACGACCAGGGAAAGCGCAAGCAGATGGCCCAGCGCGCGGACAACATGTTCGGCGGTGACGCGGGCAGTATGCGGAACTACGACGCGATGAACGCGGCCTACGAACAGGCGTTCAGCCTCGGCGGTCGCCAGTACGCGGACCAGTCGGTTCACGGGCAGAACCCGATGATGCAGATGTTCCAGCAGATGATGGGCATGTTCAACCCGATGATGTTCAACTACGGCCAGGTGGGCATGGGCGGACAGTTCAACAACCAGCAGCCGCAACAGCCCGCGCCGCCGACAGAACCAGTATCGACCCGTTCAACCAGAACACGGCGACCGCGTGATGTGCGTCGTTTCTGGCAGCCGGGCATTGGGCGGAGATGAGATATTACTTGCCATGACAACGTGGTTATGGCAGATTAACACGAATGGGGGCCGCTGGGCGCGGTCCTGTCCAACAGGGATGAGAACGGGAGTCATGCCCCGGTAATCGTTCCGTCTAACGGTGATGTCCCAGACGGGGGACCGCTAACACGGTCCCCCATTTTGTTTTTACGAAGGGACTTACACCGTGCCAGCGACAGAGGAAACAAAAGCACTTGCACCATCCAACGAACCGGAAGCGAACGATTTTCTGGACTTCGACGACGATGGTAAAACCACCGATGCGCCTACGGAACTCGGCGGCGCGGAAACCAACCCCACCGATACGCCCAACCAGCGCCCGCCCGAAGATTCCGGCCTGAGCCAGTACGAAAAGGAACTGTCCGATGCGTTCGACATCGAAGACCCCGGACAGGTCCAGCCAGCCAAGAAGGACAAGACCAAGGAAGAACCCAAGGGCGAAGGCGAAGACGCAGATGGCGACTACAAAGAACAGATTATCAACATGGCTGTTTCCGCCGGCATCACCGAGGAAGCGGCCCGGAAGTGGCCGGGTGGACCGGAAGGTCTGGCCCACGCACTCCAATACGGACAATACCTCGTCGGCCAGAACCGTGGCGGTAGCGCTCGCACCGAGCCAGCGCCGAAACAGGAACCGGTCGAGGAGAAGTCTGAACCCATCGAGGAGTTCACGTTTGAAATCGACTCGGACAAGTTCGAGCCGGAACTCGTCGAAGTGGTTCAGAATGTCGTGAAGGCCGCGAACAGTCACTTTGCCAAACAAGGTGAACGGATCGTGCGCCTCGAAGGTCAGCTTAATTCCCTGGTCAACGGTGTGCGCTCACAGTCTGCCTCCCAGGCTTTGCAGCAGTTTGACAGGACGATAGCTGATTTGGGAGATGATTACGTCCCATTGCTGGGCAAAGGCTCGACGATGTCACTGGGCGAACGGACCAAGGCGTATCAGAACCGCCAGAAGGTCGCCCAGGCGCTCATCAAGCTCGGCGATCTGTTCGACTCAGAAGGGTTGTCAGACACCGAGCGATTCAAGCGAGCCGTTGACGCGGCACTGGGGAACCAGTCCACAAAGGCTTCAACACGCAAACTCACCACTCAGCTTCGCAGCCAGTCCGGGAAGTTCATCAGCCCGGCGTCCCAACGCGGTCGCCAGACGGTGGGCAAGAACGGTTCGTTCAACCCGGACCAGGAAGCGAAGGAATATGTCCGCGACTTCATGCGAGAAGCGGGCATGAGCGATGATGATGCGTACTTATAGGAGTGACCTTCGATGACACTAACCGACCGACAAATCGGCGATCTGTTGACAGGTACGCTGAATCGTCTCGGTCGGATGCGCTTCAATCAGATTGCGACGCGACTCCAGGACTACGAGTTCATGCGCCGCTTGTTCAAGAAGGACAAGGTCCAGTTCGACGACGGCATCGGCATCCAAAGGACGCTGATGACCGACCACTCGAACGCGGCCAAAAACGTCTCTCTGTACGAGCCGGATAACGTGAACGTCGGAGACGTGTTGCAGACGATCAGCATTCCGTGGCGGCATACGACCACCAACTGGGCGTATGAGCGTCGCGAGATGCTGATGAACCGGGGCGAGTCCCGGATCGTCGATCTGATGAAGGTGCGCCGAACCGACGCGATGATTTCGCTGACGGAACGCATCGAAACCGACGGGTGGAGTCTACCCGCCGCGACCGATGAGAAAAGCGTGTACGGCATTCCGTACTGGGTGGTCTACAACGCGACCGATGGGTTCACCGGTGGAGCGCCGAGCGGTTACACGACCGTTGCTGGCCTGTCACCGACGACTCATACGCGCTGGAAGAACTACTCGGCGACGTACACGTCCGTCACCAAGGACGACGCAATCAAACAGATGCGAACCGCCTATCGCAAGATCGGCTTCAAATCGCCCGTTGACATTCGTGACTTTCGTGTCGGCAGCGGCGACCGGTATCGCATCTACTGTGGTGAGACGGTCATTAACGAGTTTGAACAGGTCGGCGAAGCGCAGAACGAGAATCTCGGTCGCGACATCGCCCGCATGGACGGCCAGATGGTCTTCCGAGGCAACCCCATCGTGTGGGTGCCCAAACTCGACGCCAACACGACGAGCGATGAGATTTATATGCTGAATCTGAGCTACTTCAACCCGGTGTTCCTGCGCGGCGATTACCTGCGCGAGTCACAGCCGAGGTTGGCTCCGAGCCAGCATAATACATGGGTCTGCCATGTTGACCTGACGTGGAACCTTCTCTGCACCGACCGCAGGAAGCAGGCCATCATCAGCAAGTCGGCTATCGGATAAAGGAAGGTGTGATATGAGTTTGATGGTTCAATACAAAAAGCAGAACGACACCGACCGCCATCCGTCGGCGCCTATCTGGGCGAACTGCCCGTGGGAAGAAATTGTTCAGGGCGTGATTAGCGGCGCTGTGTACTGGGACGACTTCATGTTCCCGTCCACGGCGGCTGCGACGCACACGGACCACCTTTACTGGGACATCACAACCGTCACTGACGGCGCGATTTCCTATGTGGCGGCTGGACCGTATGGCGAGCTTCTGGTGGACGCTGAGGACCAAACTGCCGATCAGGGCATTAACGTCCAACACAGCGGCGACCACTGGACGCTTGGCGCAGGCAAGAACCTTTGGTTCGAGGCACGCGCCAAGTTCACCGGCATCGTCAACCCGGACCAGTTCTTCATCGGGCTGCACGACCCGTCAACGGTCATCATCGCCAGCGGCGCGAAGGCTGTTGCTGCGGTGGACTTCATTGGATTCTTCCAGGACGCGGGCACGACCGCCGGAAACCTGGAGTTCCAATCGTGCATCGAAAGCACGGCTTCGTCCGCTTTGGCGGTTGTGCCGCTGGACACGTCCGGGGACGCCACGACGTTCGCGAACGCGACCTACTACAAGGTCGGGTTCACCGTGCGCTACGACGACCCGGACAACTACGGCAGCGCAACCATCGTTCCGTATGTGAACGGAGTGCCCCACGGCACGAAGATCACCACGGGTATCCCCGACGAAGCGATGGCGCTCAGTCTGGTGTGTCAGACGGAAAACGGTACGACCACGGCGAACATGACCCTTGACTGGGTCCGTATCGCCCAACTCGTTCCGTAAAGATAACGAGGAGTGTTTTCTCTTACGCCTGGGGGCGGGACGCCACATTCCGTCTCGCCCCCTTTTTTTGAGAGTGTGTGCATGATTGTTGAACCGCCGGTAGACAGCATCGAAGGCTTTGCGATTCCGTACGAACACGAACGGATTCTCAAGGACATGCTGGGCGAACGGCACGAAAAGATGGGCAACTACATCCTGCGGGTCTACAAGCGGGCCAGCGAAATGCTCGAAGCCGCAGGGATGCCCATGCTGAACGAACGGGACATGCTGCTGATCGCTATACTGTCCAGCGTGTTCTTCAAGAAGGCCGACAAGAACAAGGGCCGGGTCGCGAAGCGGATCGAGTGGGAAAACAAGTATGGGTTCCTGAAGCGGGGCGAGAAGATTTTCGTGAAGAAGGGCGTGATCTGGTATCCGTCGGTGTTCGAGGAATGGGACGAAGGGCGCGGCACGATGATGGTCAGGATTAACGGCATCAAGCGGGAACGGGCGCGCTGCACGCGGGTCAAACCGGTCGGCGCCGGCGTTCAATACGTGGAGCATCGGTAATGGCTGAATCCGCGCTGTCCATGACGATTGACAACTACTACGACGCCATCTGCCTTGAGGCTGGGTGGGGTGCTGACTACACCAATGCCGACACGCTGATTGGCACCGGTACGCAAGCGCGCATCGTCAGCATGTTCAAGGAAGCGTATCGGCAGTTCCTCTATCCGCCGAACAACCACGAATGGTCGTTTATGAAGCCGGTGACGACGCTGACCATCGGGCCTACGGGCTTGCTTCAGACGCCGGATTCCAATGTCACGTTGACCAACGGAAGTTCATCCACGGGCATCACGATTACCGGTTCCACGTGGAACACCACTTACGAAGGCAAATACGTTCAGGTGCTTGAGAGTTCGTCCACCTGTTCGCTGCACAAGATTCTGACGGTCGCCGCCGACGGCGGAAGCGCGGTGATGGATAACGCGGACGATTACTCTGCGGGCAACTTGCAGTTCATCGTCGGAGGCGCGTACGTCAGTGGCTCGTCGGTATCGACCGATACGACGCTTACCATTACCGGCAAGTCTCTAACCGCGTCGCTGGTGGGCAAGACCATCACGGTCTACAACGACGACGGAACCGCCATATCCGCGAAGATCAAGACGGTTCCAACATCGGCCACGTTGACGGTGAGCGGCGATCCGTTCACGGCGGCGACCGGGTTGTCCGACCTGAACATCATCACGTTTGGCGACGATGACATCTACCTGTTGCCCGACGACTTCGGGTTCATCATGGGCGACTTCACCTACCCGGCGCGCGACTCGACGCTGGCCCGAAGCATTCCGATTGTGGGTGAAGGGCAGATTCGTTCGTTGGCGCAGAACCAGACGGTGGTGACATACGGCAGGCCGGAATACGCGGCGGTTCGACCGGTCGCGGAAGGAAACTGGCCGTCGAGTGAAGGCCAGCGCTGGGAAGTGGCGTTCTTCCCGCCTCCAGATGACGAGTACACACTGACCTATCGGTACAACGTGATACCGACGGCCATCACGGCGTCCAACTACCCATACGGCGGGGCCATCCACGCCGAGACGTTGCTGGCGTCCTGCATGGAAGTGGTCGAACGCAAGGTTTACGACGGCGGCAGCGGGGAGAACCTGAACTATTGGATGCGTCGGCTCGCGGCCTCAACGCATCTGGACCACAAGAGCAGCAGCCCGGAGTTTATGGGATACAACGGAGACGGGTCCGCGAAGTACGGCGACATGAGGCGCGGCGCGGACGTGGATCACAGAACGCAGATCGTCACGGTGTACGGAGCGGTAGTCAGTTGAAATGGGAAACTACGGCAACGGGACAATACAGCCCGCGACCCAGCCGGACGCAAAGCCGGCGGGTATCGTGGACACTGGGGATGCGTTCCACTTTTGGTTCGCTGGCAACGGTGTTTCCCCAAGGCCGATGAGCCGCGTTCTTGTCGGACTGTTGGATACATCGGACACAAGGCTTCTTGTCAAATGGAACGCGCAGGCGAGCGCGTCATCATGGGACGAAGTTGTTGAACCAGGCGATTGCAAGATGTCGCCGTTCGGCATCAAGGTTAGCGAGGTCGGCATTTATTCGGACGGCGGCCCGGCGACATTCGGAACGGAATACACAGTCCAGGGCTGGGACTAGGAGATAAAAGATGAGCCAATACGGGAACGGAACAGTGACCGCTGCGACCCAGCCGGATACGCAGCCGACAACCATCGACGCGAACACCGCCGATCCGCATTCGTGGAGCAGCGGCGTTCAGCGCAAGGTGATTATTTCACTTCTGGACGATTCAGACGTGACCCGTTTGCTTATCAAGTACAACGGCACGGCCAGCGCATCCGATTGGGACCAGTTCCTCACGCCGGGCCGCTATACGCCAAGCCCGGACGGGATACACGTCGCCAGCGTCAGCATCTACGCGGTCGGCGCGGATTGCACGTTCGGAACGGAATACCAGGTTCAAGGGTGGCAATAGTCAATGCTTACGGACGTTCTCAAAACCCCGGACGCGAGCATCACTCGCAACACCATCGCGCCGCAGGCGGACAAGCTGGCGGTCGGTCTGACGTTCCAGGATGGCGAGACATCGACGGCGTCAACCACGATCACCAATGTCGGCCTGCGCAATTCGAGCGAGGACTGGACCACGGACGGAAGCGCGGCTTGGGACTCCGACACGCAGGGCTTCTTCTGGATTGGCGACGCCACCGATAACGTCGTTCCGACCAACGCCAACTCCGGCAACAAGCTGTACACGCGCGGCACGGTCATGCTGATGGTGGACATGAATGACGTGTCTACGGCGCAAACGCTTATCGAGTTCGGCCAGACAGGTCCGGGCCACGGCCAACTGCTTGTCATCGCTGGAGGCGGTTTGCAGTTTACAAACCAGCGCCCGGCGCTCGGCGGTGGGGTAATCCAGTATACCGACACGCTCATCGGAACCGGCGAAAAGCACATCATCGTGGCCAGTTGGGGTGAAGCAGGCATGAAGCTGTACCTGGATACGCTGTCCCAGGTTGGCGCCGCCGCTAACACCGCAGGCGTCACGTCGCTGGACACGCTGCATCCGTCCCTAGAGGGCGACGCCAACTATCACGCCTTCGCATGGTGGGACTGGCAGCTTTCAGAACGAGAAATCGCGGAATATCTGGTTGACCCGTTCCTGTTCATGCGACCGGGAATCAACGCGGGATTCGTTGACAACTTCGCCAACCCGATACCCGGACGGCAGACTGTCGCCACGACCGGAGACGGGACCATCGACTTTCAGTTGCGCGGGTCCGCGACGATATCCAATTCCAACTCGCGGTTCAGGGTGCGGTTCTCCAACGAAGCGTCAGACCCAACGATGGCGTCGGCGACCACTATCACGCCCAAAAGCATTGGTACCGGAGACAACGGAGAACCGATTATCCTGCAGGCGACCGGACTCGATGACGGCGAAGCGATCCGCTGGGTAGCGGAGTTCAGCACCGATACCGGGACGACGTACTACCCGTTCCCAGGAGGAAGCGGTGTTGCGAAAACGATGGCCGTTGACACGATTGCCGTCGTTGAAACACACAACGGACCCATCTCCTTTCCCGGCGCTGGGCACGACGGAGACGACCCGGTCCAGATTTCCATAGACCGGATTTACCAGGAAGGCCCGTTCGACCTTGTCGTATTCATCGGAGACACCGGTTCATACGGGTCAATCCACACGACCGCGACCGAATGGGATGAGTTCACCAAGGCCAACAATCAGCTTTTCAAGTGTGGGTGCTGCTGGATGGTTTACGGGAACCACGAAGCGACTCACGGGAACCACCAACAGAATGACCCGCCGCTCCAGAGCGCGACGACCGCGTTCCATAAGTCCACATGGCCGAACCCGACGAACTCGACCTATGACGAGGGCGGCGAGAACGAAGGCGAACCGACCGCGCCGGTCGATGACGACACCAACTACACGTCCAACGTGGATTGGATCACCGACATCGACGCCGGAACCGGCGACCCGCTGACGTACTTTGAAACGTACATCTACACCAGCACCGGCGGGACGCACACCGAGAATATGGGGCTGAACACGTCGCCGCTCGAAAACTACTGGGCCGTGGAGCACGACGGCGTTCTGCTGATGGTTCTGGACATAAATCGATACACCCGACCGGGCGGCGTTCCGGTGAACAGCGCCAACTACTTCCAGGTCGAGGACGAAGAAGATTACAAGTTCGGCGCGGCGCAGAAGGCGTGGGCGGAAAGCGTTCTGGAAGGTTCCAGCGCGTCACAGAAAATCATCTTTGTTCACTCGTTGCCATGCGGTGAGAAGGATACCAGCACATCACCGCCCAACATCTACGCCCGATCATCGGGTACGGTGACGCCATCGAGAACGGACGACTGGCTTTGGCTGCATACGCTGTGTGTGACCCACGGAGCCGCGATCATTCAGGGGCACAACCATTGCGGCTGCGTCGCCAGAAACCGTGGTGTGATGACGGTCACGTCTCCGCACACTATGGGCAACCTGTTTGTTGCTCGCCTTGAAGATTACTACGGTGTCTCTCTGGACCTGTCGGAACGAGGGGCAAACGCTGGCGTGCTTTCCCGGCCTTATTTTGGGTATCTGAAGCTGGTCCGATCCGGCGGGGAATACACCGTTAACTTCAGGCAAACGGTCGTCGTGTCCGACATCAATGGTTCATCGGACTATTCGGCGGCGCGCTCGTCGCTGGCGACCGATCCGTGGTTGTCCGAGTGGCTTGGAGATGTTTACACAGTCAACGGCGGGGCCGTCACCTTATCCGAAACTCCGGTGGAGATTGGTTGCTACTGCCTTGCGGCGAACGGCGACTTCCAAGCGGAATCCGAGCCGAACATCGAGGATGACTTTGCGACCTATAACCTGTGGGACCAGACGGACTACTTCGACACCAACGACGAAGAAGCGCTCAAGCGCTATGACGCGCCGTTCGCGTCGGCGACGATTGCGGTTGCCGAGGCCAACGGGACCGAGCTTCGGTTTGAATACGTTCCCAGAACAACGCTTTCCATGAAACTGCAAATGGGTTCTGCGGAAGATACGGTTGTGTACAAGGATTTTGACCCCGGCCTGCTGATCGGGACGGGCAGTTTATCAGAGTAGGAGACACGAAATGCCAGGACATCGACTTGCAACAGATTTGGGCTTGCAACACGGAGCGCCGCTGAAGGTCGGCGACAAGCTGTTCTTCATTCCGGCTGCGGGCAGGCACTTGCTTGAAATCGGAACAGGCGACCCGACGACCACGTCGAACACCGGGATGATCTACATTAACATCGCCGAAGCCTCCGATGACAGCTTCGCGTGGCATCGCCTTGGAGACGGCAGCGCCTACGGGCAAGCCTTTACGACGTAATCTGGAGCCGTTCGTGGCACAGCAGCCGCTCAAGTCTTCGACGCTGTTGTTTCCGGTTGGCGGCTTGAACAAACGCGCGAGCTTCCAACAGCAGCCTCCGTACACCACGCCGGACTGTCTGAACGTGCGCGCTGACGACGCGGAGACGGAGCGGACCAGGGGCGGTTCGCGCCCCGGTTTGAAGAAGACGCTTGCTTCGCAGATCGGCGGCGGCAACCCGATTCGGATGCTGGGGAAGGTGCGGGAGAGCGGCGGAACCGACGAGTTCAGCGTGTTTGAACATTTTGATAGCTTCACGGTTCAAAACCAGACCGTTGCCACGCACCTAGCGCAATGGGACAGCGACGGACAATCAGAATTTCAGATGGAGGAAGCCAGCAGGACTACCACGGCGACTACGCCTACGTTTCCTACGTCCTGGGTCGGCGTTTCCAAAACAACACCACCAACACAAGACAACGGAAATTCTTTTGTGGCGCTTGAGTCACAAACACCTTGGGACACTGTTGTTGTATCAATACGGATTAACGAACACGCCGAGGAAGACATAAACGGTTTTGGAAACAACGACTACGCCTCGATTATTTTGAGGCTTGACGACACAACACCAGAGTCAGACCAGAACGGAATCGAAGTCAAGTTTGAGCCGGACGCCGTTGCGTCTCCTGACAACCTTGCGGTCAGTGTTATCGCGCGAAGCGGCGGTTCTGATACATCGAAACTTTCCACGACCGACAACATGACCAGCACGGGCGGCAATTCGGAAGAGCCAAAGTTTCCGATGATTGTCGAAGTGACCTACCGCTCCAGCACGGCGTCGAGCAACGCGAACGAAATCGACATCCGAGCGATGCCAAGCTATGACACCGACCCGTCCGAATGGCACACCGTAGCCAGTTCTGTCGATGTTTCCGCTGACGTTGGCGGGACCGCAGGAACGGACGAACGTATCGGATTCGGCGTCACGCCGGATATGTTCGTGGACTGGTTTCAGGCGGTGTTTTCCAGCTCAACCACCGCATCCAGCTACGGGCGAGAGCGCCTTGTCGGCGTGAGCAACGGACTAGTGTACCGCGAGAACCTTACCGACTGGGAGGCTGTAACGATGGGTAACGTACTCATCGACGACGCTAATCACCTTGAGGCGGTTGAGCACAGTGGGAAGCTCTACATCGCGGACCATGAGCTTGTCCACGACAGCATTACAACCAGCGACCCCAGCGGTGACAAGGTTCTGACGGACACCACCATCAGCGACTTTGAGGCCGCAGGCGCGATTCTTACCGGAGAAACAATCACCAGCGCCAAGTGGGCAGCAGGTTTCGTTGTTGAAGTCTACGACAGCGCATCGGACGACGGCGTATACGAGATTGCCAGCGTGTCGGGCAGCGCCATCACGGTGACGGCGGCAAGCAACTTCACGGGCGGCGCGAACGTCAACTATCGCATCTTCCGTTCGATCAAGGAATACAACGCGGCGGCGAACACCATCGCCAAGATAACTGAGTCGGTGTCCAACACACCGCCGCCAGCCGGGTGTCCGCTTATCGCGCGGTATCGAGGTAGGTTGGTTATTGCCGGCGCTGAGCCGAATCCGAGCATCTGGTACATGAGCCGCAGCAACGACCCCGGCGACTGGGACTTCAGCGCAAACGACACAGCAGCAGCCGTCGCGGGCAACGCCACCGAAGCGGGCGTCATCGGTGAACCAATCAAGGCGCTCATCGCGGCTGGTGACGATTACCTCATCTTCGGTTGCACCGATTCAATCTACGTCCTCAAGGGCGACTTGCCGTTCGGGCAGATCGACAACGTGAGCAGGCAGACCGGAATCGTCAACCGCAAGGCATGGTGCATCCTGCCCGATGGAACGGTCCTATTCCTCAGCCGAAACGAAGGCGTCAACGCCATATCGGGCGGGCGCGTGGTCGAACTGTCTCGCCGCGTGTTGCCCGACGAGTTCGAGGGTCTGGACCCGGACGACGAGCACTACATGGTCTACGACCCGGAGGATCAGGGCGTCTACCTGTTCATCACCAGCCAGAAGGGCACAAGCAGCCAGTGGTTCTTCGACCCGTCGGTCAACTCCTACTGGCCGATGCAGTTCGCCAACAGCAGCCACTACGTCCATTCGGTGCTGACCGACAACGCTGCGCCGGGCTTGGTGCGACGTGCGCTGATCGGTTGCGCGGACGGATACCTGAGAAACTTCGACGACGCGCAGTATACCGATGACGGGACCGCGATTTCGTCGTATGTTTACATAGGACCGATTAGAGCGTCCGGTAACGGCAGGGACGAAGGCTTGCTTGAGAGCTTGACCGCGACGATGGGCGAGAACAGTAACACGGCGAACTGGGCGCTGGGTCGGGGAGATGACGCTGAAGAAGCGGTGGGCTATTCGACGGCGTTCGCAAGCGGCACATTTCCGGCTGGACGGGGCTACACGAAGCGACCAAGAATGCGATGCGGCTCATTTGTTGTTAAGGTGTCCAACGGTGACACGGTGACGGCCCCGTGGTCGATGGAGTCGATTCAGATTGAACGACGGCCCGCAGGAAGGCAGATACTAAGCTGATGGCTTTTGCACAGTTCAACCCGAACACCAAGGACATCACTGAAGCGCGGCAGGCGCTCCAGAAAGTCGCCGAGACGTGGAACAGCCTGAACCCGACTGTCGGTGCGATGACGGCCAAGTCGCCCGAATCTGATGCGGAGGCCGGGTACATCACAATCAACGTCGGTGGGACGGAATACGAAATTCCGTTCTACGCGAAGGCATAGGAGACAGACCAATGAGCATCATGGACTTTTTCACTCTGTTCTCCGACCTGGACGCCGAACGCCAGCGCGGCGAAGCGAACGCGCTTAACGAACAGCTTCTCAACCGTCGCATGGGCATCTTCGAGTCGCTTGCCGGTAAATACTTCGGCGGCGTGCCCTACGGTCGGTCTGAGCCATACGATTACAGCCGTGGTGCAAACAGCATCACCAGCACCGGCGATTGGCTGACGGGACCGAACAGCCTGCTGGGCCAGTTGGGCCAAGCGCTGGGCCTGTCGCCCGCGCCCGATGCGGCCCAGGGTCGAACTCGACGATCCGGCGGTCGTCCGCGAGACGGGTCCGGTGGGTCCGGTTCACAGGGCGGGTACTTCAACGAACTGTACGACACGATCAACCGTGGGACCGCGAACCTTGAATCCGAGGGTCGGCGGTCTGCGTCCGATCTGGTGAACCAGGTTGGCCAAGGCTACGACCAGTTCGAGGCCAATACGTCTGAGTCAAATCGCGCACTCCAGAGCGGATACGGTGGGCTTGAACGCCTTGCTGGTGCTGGATACGGCGGACTGACCGATTCGTATGGGCAGCAGTACGGCGAACTGGATGAGGCTTATGGCGACCGGCTGGCCGAAGCGATGGGGATTGTGAACCGCATCGGCGGTCAGGAACGCAAGGACATCATGGACACGTCGCGTGAGTCGCTACAGGGCGATTTGCAGGGACTTACCAATCGGGGGCTTGGCGCTACGACAATCACGTCTGCGGCCCGCAGGGGCAACCAGGAGCAGCTTACGGACGCCTTGGGGCGGTTCCAAGACCGACAGGCCACCCGCCAGCTTGGAACGTACCTTGGGGCCAGTGGGGAACAGCTTGGGGCGCGGGAACGGGGCATCGGAGAAACGCTCGGCGCACGGGAACGCGGCATCGGGGCACAACTCGCGGCCCGGTCGGAAGGACTTGGCGCACAGGAGCGCGGCATCGGTCGCGAGATGCAGGCGGCGCTGGCGGGGCTGGCATCTCAAGAGAACCTTGGCCGGTTCCAGCACGCGAACAATCTGGCGCTGGCGCAGAACACGCTGAACACCCAGCAGAACCTTGGTGAGCGGTTGTTCGACCAGGAGGTCGGGTTCCTGATGGGCATGAACCCATTGAACTCGGTCAGCTACCAGGGTCCGGGCGGCGGGCTGTTTGACAACACGCTCCAATGGCGTGTGGCGCAGGAACAGGCTGATGCCCAGAAGCAGGCTGCTGACCAGAACTTCTGGGGGCAGTTGGGGTTGAGCAGCGCCAGCACGGCTGCGGGCTACGGCATCGGCGCGGCATTTGCTCCGTTCACGGGCGGCGCATCGCTTTGGGCTGGACCAGCCGCAGGCGGACTCGGTGGTGGTATGCCAAGAATGTTTGGATGACACGATGGGGCTTGAGCCAGTGGAAACACCATACTCGCAATGTCCGAAATGCGGGAAGGCCATAAGCGACCTTGTCTCGCCAAACCAGCCATGCGTTCGCGTCCAGCGATGCGCGAACTGGAAGTGTGAATGGGTTGGCGCTGCGTATCAATTGTGGATTGGAATTAACCAAAAAAGTCGGTTCATAAAATGTACCCAGTAGTCCCAATCCAATTTCGCGGTTCGTCGGCGCTCAGCCCCGAAGCCATGCAGAATATGTCCCGCATGGTGTTCCAGTCGGGTGCGAACCAGGCCAGCATCAAGGCCGCGCAGAACCGACAGACCGCGTCGATGATGAACGATGCTTTCCAGCGTGGGCTGGGCGAAGTGTTCGCGCGCCAGCGCATGGACATCGCCGAGACGTTCCAGAAGCAGCGAGAGGAACGGGCCTACGACCGGCTGAAGGAAACCGAGGGGCGCGCCGAGAAGCGGGACATCCGTGCGGAGGGTCGAGCCGACGAACGGTACTGGGACCGATACGACGCGGAACTGGCCGACAAGGACTACCAATACGACATAGAGCGCGCCGACCAGCTTGCGGACTACGAACTGGGCCTGGCCGACGATGAAGCTCGTGACGCGATCCAGCATCAGCGAAGGCTCGACGAAATCAACGCGATGGGCGAACGTGAGCAGCGCGGCATTCAGGCCCGCGAGCGCTCCAAAATTCAGGACCAGGTCTTCGGCCAGATGCGGGAAAGTGCGTCAACGTGGTTCAACGACCCGCGAGCCTACAGCCCCGCATACGCGAACCTGACCGAAGAAATCAAAGGCTTGTTCAACGCCATCGCCGCGATTGGCCAAGAGATGGACGATAACGGCATCAGCCGGTACTACGACTCCGAGCAAGGCATGAGCCTTACGGCGCAGGGGTATCAGGAGCAATACTCCAACGCGCTGAACAAGCTGGCCAAGGCGGTGTCGCTGATTCCGCCGCCGGAGCGAAAGACGATGGCAGACAACGCCAATTCGCTTCTTGGGAACAACTGGCAGCAAAATTGGGGGCTTCCTCCGGACGCGCAGGCGCTAATTGAAGTTCGCAACGGCAACCCGCAAATTGCAGATATTTACATCCCCGGCAAGGGCTACTTGTCAAAACTAGAAGACCAGAAAACAACCAAGTCCGGCGGAGACAGCTTCGCCAAGGACGTGATTGACGTGTTTCAGGACCGGATGAAGGCCGCGACATCCGACGTGATGAACGACAACCCGCCAAGCGCTGAAGAAATTATGAAGGAGTCCATCGCGGTTGTCGGGCAAGCGTACTCCGTCCAAGACAACGCTAACAAGCTGGATGACTTCCTGACTAAGCAAAAGATCGCCATTGACGGCATGGCCAAGCAATCACAGCATGCCCAGCAGCAACAGCAACAGTTGTTGGCTCAGTACGATCAGGTGTTCACGAAAGACACCGTTGGGTTCCTGGAGAACCTTGGTCAGCTTTACGGTAAGATTTCCGCTGGAGACGCAACCAGCCAAGAGGCCGACGAGTTTATGCGGCAGAAGCAGTTCCTTCAGGCCAAGGCCGTCGCGCTTGCCGAGAAAGCTCGCATGTACCGTGAGCAAGTAGGCGTCATTCCCAAAGACATCTTGGCTGAACTGGAGGCCGTGACACAAGCTGGTGAAGGACTCAGTCGGTGAATGGAACACAAGACTACCAAGATCAGCTTATCGAGCGGGCACTTTCTTTCGGGCGTGGAGAACCGATAAGGCCCGCGTCTGCGCCTACTCCGAAACCACATACAGCACCACCGCCGGTTGTTTCACATGAAACACCGCAGCAACAACCACCGACGCGGGATGATGTAGGTCCGCTTGGGCAGGCCGTCGAACACTTCTCCTACCAGTTCAGCAAGTTCGGCGACCTTGGACCACGCGCCGGTATGGAGACGCTATCAGAAAGCGCCATCGAGCATGAGTTCCAGGCCCGATTGGATGCAGCGAAAAAAGGCGACCTGTCATGGGTTCCCGAAGGCGCTGAACGCGAATACGCGAAACAACTGGCGGACTACTACTTCGAGAACGACGGTAAGGGCCGCGCCAAGAACGAACTGCAAACGGGCATAGGCCCGTTCAACCGAGAGAACATCCGCGCTGATCTTGGCATCAGTCCGAACAACAATCCGCAGATGGACCTTGTCGGTGCTTCCAGCAAAGAGTTCAGGGAAGCATACAGCAAGGAACAATCGCGGCTTACACCGCTTCCGCCGGAGGCCGATGGTTTCTTGGAAAGGGCCGGTGGCGTACTCGGCGACGTTGGCGCGTATGCGCTCCAGTTGGCCGCTGCGCGACAAGTGCCCGGACTGAGGGGCCAAGGCGCACCGGGTGAGATGATGCGCATGGGCGCGGTCGAAGGTCTGAAGGAAGGCACGCCGGAAGCGGCTATTCACGGTGCTGCGGTCGGTGGGGCACTAGGCGTCGGCAGCGAGATTGGCGCAGCGGTCGGTGGTCAGCTTGGTGCTGTAGCGGGTGCCGGCGCAGGCGGTGGTGCAATTACGGCGGCACAGGGCGGAACACGAGAAGATGTCGCCGTGATGATGCTGTTGCCGTTCATCACCCACGGCATGCGCAAGGCTGGAACAGCGATCTACCGCGAAGCCACCAGGGGTTCGCGTGAACGGTCGAAGGCCGCAGAGGACTTTGTCGATTCGCTGTCACCGTTCGAGAATGAGCGACCCAAGCAACCGCCAGCGAAGATGTCGAAGGAGGAACTGTTCACTGAGGACGGCGGGTTCCGCGCCGCGCAGATGTTGGGCATCGAGAACATCGACCGAATCATCGCGAAGGGCACGCCGAGCCGCAAGGACTTGGCGGCACTGACCGACGAGCGGTTGAGTACGGCAGACCGCCGAATCATCGCGCAGAACCTGAAGGACACGTTCGAGCGGGAGCGTGCTGCGGTAAATGCCGCGCGTGCTGCTGCGAACGAGGGAACACTGTTGGCCAAGGCCGAGGTCATGGCCGACATTCTTGGCAAAGACCCGACCATCCAGCGAACGGAAAGCAATACGTTCGTGCCGGAGACTTCTTCGGCTGAACAAGCTATGCGTGGCACATCAAAGACGATTGTTCCGACACCGGAACAGAGGGCAAGATTTACGGCGAATCAGCCTTCGCAGTCATCACAAAAGCCAACGAAGCAGCCGTGGGAGATGCCACGGGACGAGTATGTCGATCAGGTTCGCAAGGGGCTTCTAACCGAGGAATCGAATCGGATACAAATAGAAAACCAAATCGCCAAAAAGGTGCGATTGGTTTCGTCCGAGGACTTCTCAAAGATAAGTGACAGCCACGCCACGTTTGAAAAATCAGTCGTGCAGCCGCTTATGTCGGACGGTGTCATATCAGACATAGACGCCGGTGCGCTGCGTGCGATATTTTCCGCAAGCAAGTTCAAGCGCGGCGGAAGTTTCATATCTCCAAACATCAAGACGACAAGCCAAGAGCGGCTTGTGTTTCAAGAAAAGGACGTTGGGGGAACCAAGGAATACAGGAAGTCGATAACGTCCCCGACTGGGGAGATTGAGGCGTCCGGTGTTTACTGGCCGGCGGGGACCAAGTTTGGGAACCCGGATACTGGGTGGATTGAATTATCTAGAAGCAAGACGAAGCCTGACAGCACATCGCTCGGCGTTCTGATTCACGAACTCGGACACCATTTCTTTGAACACGCATATAGCGTTGGTGACGCCGCCGCCGATTTCGCAAGACTTGTCAAAACTGGCGACGTTTCTAAATACCTGTCGGAGAAACTTGGCGGAAAGTACGCAGAATCAAAACGAGAGGTTTGGAAATCAGACGTAGACGAAGCATTCGCGGATACGTTCCGCGCCGTTCTGTCCGAACGCACGTTACCAAAGGGCAAAATAGGAGCAGCCGTAAAGAAGGTTACTGATTCGATTGTCCGGTTGGCCAAGATAGCGCTCAAGCGTCCAGATGTTAACCCGGCCATCAAGCGCAGGATTGAACACATCGTCGAGTATTTGGCTGGCATCAAACAGACGTACAAATTCGACGAACGCGGCGGCGTGGTCAATCCGTCACCGGGTTACTACTCACAAGCCGCAAAAGCCGCGAGAAAAGCCGCAGGAACAAAGCAGGGTCTTGTTAGTGCTGAGCGCGACCCGCTTTCAGAACACCGCAGGATTATAGAAGGGGCGCTTAGTCGCGGTGAACGTGTTCCACCCGAAGTCCTGAAAGACTATCCAGACCTTCTAGGGCAACCACAACCCGTGTACCTGGAACGACCGCTAGGCTCCGACGCGATGGGCGCAATCCAGATCGACTCGATGGCGCGCAAGGCAAGACAAGGCATCAACATCGCCCGCACGTTCCTCAAGAAATACTTCACCAGCGAAGGCTACATGCCCAAGGACGCGCACAAGCAGAGGGTGCTGCGCGACGGATGGCTGGCCAGCCAGATGAAGGAAATCGCGTTTACGCTGCGTGACTTTAAGAAGGCGGCGAAAAAGGACTTTGGCTCAAAGAATATGACGCTCGAACAGACCAAGCGCGTCAACGCCGTGCTACAGAACCAGATGCCAGCCGAGTTCCTTCCAGAGAATGTCAGGGTTGAGTTAAAGAAAGCTCGCAATCAAATTGATGCGTTGAGCCGGAAGCTCATCGACGAAGGAATCGTGGAGGGTGATTTGGCTCTTATCATCGAACAACACGAGGGAGTATACACAACAAGAACCCATCGTGTTTTCGACGATCCCAAGTGGGCTGAAAAGGTTCCTGAAGAAATAAGGAATAAATTTAAGGCGCTGGTGCGAAAAGAGCAGCCCGAACTAACCGAGAACCAAATCGAAGGCCAGATTGCGCATCTTCTATTCGAGGGCAAGGCTGCGGACACGCCGGTCGCTCGCATGGCGCAGATGAAGAACGCCAAGGACACGTCGATATTGAAGCGGCGCGTTCTCGAAAGCCCCGAAATACGAGCGCTGTACGGTGAGCATTTCGAGCCGATGGTGAACTACACCAGAAGCGTCATGCGAATGTCGCAACTGATAGCGAACCACCGATTGCTCACGGAGATGCGTGACTTGGGGATGAAACAGGGTTGGCTTTACGAGAAGCCGGAAGTGAACGAGACGGGCGAGTACAAGGTTCGTGTCGCCAGCAAAGGGTCCGAAACGATGTCGCCATTGGACGGCCTGTTCACCACGCCGGAAATCAGGGACGCGATTCGTGGACTCAGCGAAGGAACCAACAACCCAGAGTGGCTGCAATACTACATGCGCGTCAACGGGATTGTGAAGTATTCCAAGACCGTAGGCTCGCCGATGACCCACGTTCGCAACCTTATCGGCAACGCTGGATTCGCTGTCGCCAACGGACACTACCGGATAGGCAAGTCCAACGAGGCGCGCAAGGCGATTGCGGCGAGCCTTGGGTTGAGCAACGATCCGGTCTACCGGGAATACTTCCGTAGGTTGCAGCGTCTTGGCGTTGTCACCGACGAGGCCCGCGCTGGAGAACTCAAGGACGTTCTGAACGACGCGCTCAAGGGCGACATCGACAGTTGGATGTATTCGACCGCAGACAAGTACACCAAGCGGGTGATGAAGGGCGCTGCGGACGTTGCGGTGGAGTTGTACAGGGCCGAGGATGACGTGTGGAAGGTATTCGCGTTTGAGAACGAACGCGCTCGATATAAGAAAGCGATGCCGGGCTTGTCCGATGCGGAACTTGACACCATCGCCGCTGACATCGTGCGCAAGACGTATCCTACCTATTCACAGATACCTGAAGGCATCAAGAAGCTGCGACGTTTCCCGCTGCTTGGTACGTTCGTCAGCTTCCCGTCTGAAATTTTGCGTGTTGGGTACGGAACAATTCGACAAGCGTTGACGGAGTTGGCTGACCCACGAACGCGGGCTATCGGCATGGAGCGCATGGTCGGCATTACATCTGCCACATTCGGCATATCTGCTGCTGCCGCCGCGTCACGGTTCCTGTTCGGCGTCAGCGCTGATGACGACGAAGACTTGCGACGATTCGTAGCGCCGTGGTCGGAGAACTCACAGATTGTTCACTTCGGCAAGAACGAAGACGGAGAGTTTACCTGGGTGGACATGAGCTACACCGATCCGTGGTCGTACCTCAAGACTTCCGCGATGGCCGCGTGGCGCGGTGAGGATTGGGAGAGCCGCTTGATAGATTCCGTAAAGGAGTTTTTTGCTGCATTTCTCAGCGAAGAAATCCTTGCGCAACACGCTATGGACGTTTTTAGAAACACGAAGAAGTCGTCCGGTGGTCCGGTCTACAACCCGCAGGAATCCGCCGAGAAGCAAGCCGCCGATGTGGCCGAACACATCTGGGAAGCGATGGAGCCGGGGTTCATATCAAGTTCCCGTAGAATCTATCGCGGACTCGGTGGGTACGTTTCACCCTACGGCAAGACATACGATCCGAAGATTGAGGCAATGGCGGTTGCCGCAGGACATCGCATCCAGAAGACCGACCCGCTTGAATCGCTCAGGCAGTTCAAGGCCCGCAAGTTCAACGACGATATCCGGCAAGCGGCCATATCCGTGACGCAGACGGCTCGTAGCAAGGGCATTGTGTCAGACGCGGAACTGGCTGACGCTTACAAGGAAACCAATGAATCGCGCCGTCGGCTATTCGACGAGATGCACAAGACCGTGCGCGCCGCCATCAACCTTGGTGCGACCGAGAAGGAAGCATACAACGCGCTTCGGGCGGCGAACATATCAAAAGAGAACGCCGCACAGATCATGCGCGGCGTGTATCGACCGTATCAGCCCACCAAATACCTGCTGCAATCCATGAAGGACGCAACCGGCTCAACGGATCGCGGACGCAAGCTGGTGTCGCTGTACCGTGAAGCAAGGTCCGAGGACCGCTAATCCGCCAGCGATTGCGTCATCACGTTGAAGTTGGTCGGTATCTTCTGCCCGTCGTCGCCCGAACGCATCCCTCCAGCGACCATCGGCACGCCAAGCTGTTCATCGGACGGAACCGGCACAGAAGCCATGTGCTGGACGAAGTGGAGCCAGACGTAGGTATTAAACCCGAACTCGCGGGCGCGCCAGCAGAAGAACACGTCCTCACCGGTCAGCGGCCTGCCGTCGATGGCGTCACGGCCAGCATCCATCGCGTCTGCGGCTATGTCCTCAATCGGTCGGCTCTTGTCGATGCTGTCGATGAACGCCTGTTTTTTTCCGGGCCAGTCTGCGGGCTTGACCCTGCGGTCGAGGTAGAACCACGCGCTGGTCGGCGTCCCGTCCGGTGCGTACTGCGTGATGCGTGTGGCGTCCAGCACTTCGCGTTTGATGAGGATGAACGAGAACGACGTGTGGTAGCACTCGACCACGTCGCCGATCTGCATGGGTTGTTGCACATCCACGGGCACGAACTTGACGGAACGGGTGTCGTCCCTGCGGCCCCGCATGGCCATTGAGACGATGGGCTTGTCCAGTTGCACCAGCCGGTCCAGATGGTCGCCACGATATCCGGCAATGTCCGAATCAATCATCAGCAGGTGGGTGAACTCCGGGCACGCCTGATAGGCCGCGTTGGCCCCGATGTTCCTTGCCGACGGAAGATAAGTGGATTCAGCCAAACTGAACGAATGAATCTTGCGCTGGGCCACAAGGGCGATGAGCGCGTTGACGCAGCGGGCGTGGATGTCCCGCAGGGTACACATCGCACAGTGGATGATGACGGGTTTTTCCGGTGTTTTCGGTTCGTTTGAATCAGTCATCTTCGCGCCTTCCTCTCTTGACCACGGTTCCTGCGGCCAGGTTGGTGTTTGCGGGTATCGGTGACGGGGATACGTTGACCCGGTTGGGTTCCTGCGGTTCTGGTGCCGAGCTGTCGCCGTCCGGTGCGGGCAGGAATTGCTTGCCGGAAGCCGCCCACGACGCCTTAGCGTGGATCGTGGACACTTTGGCGATCTCAGATTGAATCTGCATCATGCTTCGCCCTGGGCCTTCAGCGATGTCGCTATACAGCTTGGCGCGAACCGCCTCAGCGACGTACTCCCATTCCTTACGGGTTAGTGGTTCCATTGGTCTTCCTCAAAAGTACAAGTGAACCCGACAAGCAGACGTGTCGGTATCGGTTGGATTGGATCAGTTCGTTTGCTACAGCCGTCGGACCCGGCCACGTTCCAATATCGTGCAGCCCAAGCAGGCCTCCGTCCGGTACGAACCGGTTCCAGGCGTTCACGTCCCGCCACACGGCAGGCTCGTTATGGTCTGCGTCGATGAACAGGAAATGGACCGGATGGCCCTCATAGCGCCCTGCGGCATCTTCGCTGGACGCCACGCGGGGGTCAACGTAGTGCCATAGCTTGACCGAACGGAGGTTCTTTTCAAACAACGGGAATGTGTCGATCTGGCCCTGTTTGTTCTCGAAGTCCTTGATGTAGTACGGTTGACCTTGCTGATGTTCCGGGCTGCCCCTGTGGTGGTCCACGGCGATAATCTTGCGGTTCCCGGCTTCGTTGCGATCGTGAAGGCCGGCGGCAAGGAACGCGGTGCTTTTACCAAGGAATGAGCCTATTTCAACGATTTGGCCGGTACAGGCACGCGCGATAAGATAGAGCATTGCGCCCTCGTCTCGCGGCATGTACCCTTGGAGTTGTACCAGTTGTTCAATCGTCTCGGTCGGAATCATGCTTTCCTCACGCAAACGCAGAATATCAAAAAAACCACCGGTCGCCACCACTAATTCCAAGACCGATGAGGACTACGCGAAGGACGCCAAGCGAATCGCCATGTTCAAGAGGTCCGACGAACTCCGGTGCAAGGGTCCGTATCGGTACTCGCTCCTGACCGTTCAACAGGCCGCAGAACTTTTGGCACTCCCTAAATTAACATTGACGGCGGCGATTCAGTCGGGCAAGCTAAAGTGCGTGCAAGCGAAGAAGGGCGGGAGGCGATACTTGCGATACCAAGACCTTGCCGAATGGTGCGGTGTCAGCCTTCGTGTGATGCGGAAGCACGCCTACCGGGTGTGGCGCAAGCCGAACCCGACCAAGCGGCCCGCGATTCACCCGCCCTATCGGAACTGGCCACCTCGCATCTGATTGGGGAGAACCATGTGTACCGTAGCTATTTATGCTGACATGCTTCCCGCCATGACGGTGTCCAGCGATGATGCCACGCTGGATGTTTTCCTGATTAGCCCGCCTGAAATGTCGTCCAGCGAACGCGGCGTGGACCGCGTCGAAACCATGTATACCCGATTGATGTATTGGAACCCGCATGACCAAGGTTGGAACTGAACCAGTCAAATCCGCCACGGTGTCCTGTCCGGGCTGTGGTATGAAGTTCGACCCGACGATGCCGACTCGGCGGAAGTTCGCGCGCGACTTCTGCGCGGCCTGTGTGGACATTCTGGGGCCACCGCCCGATATGGACTGGCTGGAGGCGGTCTACATGCTTGCGTGCCGGCTGCACGGCGCTGAAGAGCGCACAGCGGGCCGCGAGGAATTGCTTGTGATGGCGCGTCAATGCGTTGACAATGCGCAAGAGCCTTCCGCACTTTGGCTGGAGAAGGCGCAGGCGTTTGTGGAGACGATGGAGAGCCTGAGCTAGCGAATGTTGGCGCTTGCTTGTGAAGGGAAAGGATATGCACCTGATGATGGCCCAGCTCAAGAAGACGGTATCGAATAACGGCGACACAGTGCGCTGGCTTGGACTGATGGCCACCGTCATCGTGCTGTCGCTTACCGCATATAAGTACCACGTTGACGCGGTGAACCAGATCGCGACCAACACCAAGACGATCCACTATCTGGACCAAAAGAGCAAGTGGGACACGATCCTGCTATTTCGTATTGCGACGAAGGTTGGCGTCGAGACTGAGGACGTGGCTAAAGAGGTTGCCAAGCTCACTATTGGGGGTGGACGATGACACTACTCGAACAGGCCCAGGAAGCGAAAGAGTATCTGCACGCTGCGGAGACTGCGATGGCCAATGCGCAGGTCGCGGTGAACGAGCTTGTTGAGTCTATCCGCCGTGCGAACGAAGCTGGACCGAGCATCTTTGACGTGGACGCGGACCCTACATCAGACATAGGTGGAGTTGGTGGTGAATGAGCGTCAGTATCCGACAGCGTATCGAACGCATCTTGGAGTTCGTCGAGGAATCCGAGCGGCTGTTCGCCAAGCGTGAAAAGACGTTGCGGGAAATGCTCAAGAAGCTGCGCAAAGAGGTCGCCGAGTTGAGCAAGGCGAAGGATAAATGACCCTGGAACGCTACATCCAGCGATACGGCAAGTTCCCGCACGCGGTGGAAAGCGAAATCCTGCTGGCGTGGAACCGCGCCCAACCGGGCCTTGAGCCGATGGACCGGCTGCTATTCCCCAAGCCCCTGCGGGTCAGCATCCGAACCGATCGGCACACCGTCGCTAATGGGTTGTGGGCACCCTATGGGACGCTCTGGATGGCCCCAGGCTGCTTTGGTCGGGTAGAATGGCGACCGACGCACGCGGTTGCTATGGGGGCCGTGGTCCATGAAGCCGCCCACCCCGCACAGTGGAACAAGCTCGGCCCGGTGTCGTGGATGTGGAATCTGGCTTGGGCGTCGCTGTTGCAAGTGACCGGGCGGACGTGGCATAGCGCCGGATTCGAGCAACAGGCCATTCGCATCGGGGCGGCTGCGCGAGATGCAATAAACGCGGACAACGCTTGGAAGCACAGGCTACAGACGGAGTTCAAGCAGGTCTTGGAACGAGACGATTACACGAACTAGGGTGCATCAACATGGATTCAGCCAAGCTGTTTCAGATTTACGAAGATGACCTCGCGGAGCTTGAGCGAATCATGCCGCAACTTTGCGATGCGATTATGGAAAAGCTGGACAATCGCCTACGCTGCCAACTAAGGCGATGCCAGACGATTTTGTCGAACGTCCGCTGGAATTACGGCCCACCGACAAACGTGTCCGTTATTTCGGCTGATAACGATGAAGGTCATGTTTGATTTGGGCCTCCATCCAGTACATTGGTTGATTGCCAAACGCAGCGCCCAACAGCCGAGCGGTGTTGACTGTTATTCTGGAGCGACCGGTCATAATGTTGGTTATTTGTCGAGAACTCATTCCAATGATTTGTGACAAATCGCCCTGCGTCCAGCCGCGTTCGTTGAGCTTTTGTCGTATTAACTCTGATGGGTGAGGTTCAGTTGTCATCGTGAAAACACCAAACGGAAACGAGGAAATACAGAATAACGGAATCCACATTTCCTAAATGTACTTTACTTTTTTGAAGGAGTCAACAATGAATATCACAGACACGTTTTTGAGGCTGGCGCTGGTCGCGTTGTTCGGCACCGCCAGCGGCATGAGTTGCATCGCGGTTCCGGGGTGCAGCCTGAACCGGGACGACCTGTTGGGCAAGCCGCCGAGCATCGAAGCCAGCAAGGGCATCTTCGGGTCCAGCGTCAAGGTAGACACCGCGTTCAGCGGCGAAGCGGACCTGACGCCCGACGGCAAGCTGACCCATCTGGCGATCAACTCTGACCCGGTGGTTGTCGAGAATGCCCGTGCGGAAGCCCTGATGCGGGCGCTGCCAGCGTTCCAGATGCAGGCCGATCTTTACACGCATCAAATCGACGCATTCTGGTCGGCCTACGACAAGACGCTCATGTTGGTCGCTGCGAGAATCCCGATCCCAGATAACCTTGCCGGCGTGCTGTCGTCGGTTGGAGGCACACTCGATGTACCGATACCGACATTGCCTGTGGCTGGTCCTGACGTTGTTGTCAGCTTGCCTGACGGCGAGTAGCGGGGAGCGCTTCGGGGCGACCGTCGAATAACGTGGTATGAAACCCATCATCATCACAGAGGACGAGTTGGATGACATCTTTGCGGAATACGCCATCAGCCACATGGATTGGCCTGACGATCCTGACGAGCTTGATGAGTATCTCTTGTCTACAGCGCGAAGCGATCAAGGTGGACCCGATACTCGAAGCGTTGGCCACAATCGACGCGAAGGCCGAGGCGAACGTCCGCGCGCAAGCGGACCTTGACGCTAAGGTGGCTGCATTCATCGCGTCACAGGAGTCGGGTGTTGATGCGCGGGATATTGGAAAAGACGCGCCGGGCAGAGACAAAAACACGACAAGCACCAATGTAGGCTGGGAAACCGTAGTTCTGGCCTTGGGGCTGGTATTCGGGGGACAAGTGCTCTACATCATCGGGCATCGGTTCAAGCTGATCCGCCAGACCATTGACGCCGCCAAGGGCAAGGATTGTCGCGGGGAGCGCGGCGGACTGTTCGGCGGTGGTCACTGATCTGACTTCTCTCCTCCCAGCCCGGTCCAGCTTCGGTTGGGCCGGGTTTTTCTTGACCAACTCGGTCGGACGTGGTCTAATTCGGGCCAAATGTAGTTTTCGGCCACGTTCTACGCTGTTGTATCAAAAACGTGGGAAAAAGAACGGGTCTGGGAGAGGGCATTGACGCGCCCAGGCGGCATACGAGCCGTCGGACCCAACGTAGGATCAGTTCCTCTGGCGCGAACAGAACCAAAAAAATCCGGGCAACGTGTGGTGCGACCCGGTCCCGAATCAGCGTCCGAGTCTTTGGTCCGAGCCGAAAACGGAATTTTCCACCGGGACACCGGGGTTTCTTGCGAAACCAATTCGGGAAGATTCGGGAGAAAAACCAGTCTACGCGCATTAGAATAAATTCGGCTCCTCAAGCGTCATTGAGGAACAGGTCGAACCCGTCGGGCCTCCCACTCGGCGGGTTTTTTATTGCCCAATCCACCAATCCAAAAAAAAGCAAAATTCTTTTTGACAACAGGCCGATAGGAATGTAGGGTTTGTTCATGGCCAAGAAGAAGAAACCGAAGTTCTGGCAGCCTGCTTTGTCGCCGAAGTTACGAGAGATGGCCCACAAACTGGGCGAGTCTCAACAGCGTACCGCGACCAAGCAGGTTGAGCACCTTATCATTATGCACTACGACAAGCTGGTGAATGAGCGAAAGGACAAGGTGGCGGGATGAGCGATTGCTTTACAGCTCCGTGGGTGAACCATTGCGATGGGACAATCGGAACCGCTGATGGGAAACTTATTGACGTTTGTTGCGGACCAATACTTAGCGCGCCGGAACCTGTTATTTCCAAGATCGTCGATGCCGTCAACCAGCACGCCGCACTCAAGGCCCGCGTGGAGTTGCTAGAGGCACAGAAACACACGCTGCTGGAGACGATGCGGCAGATTACCAAGGACTGCGACTCCATTGAACAACTCCAAGCGATTGCAGGCGAAGCGATTGGATATGTTGAGGTTTCTGATGAGCAAGACTCCAAGCGCGCCGCCATCGCCGACGCAGAGGGGGTGGAGTGATGCTGATTAAGAAATTGATTTGCAGGCTCTTTGGTCATCGGATGGCCCCTGTTAGCGACACAAGCAGCGCGGCGCTGTTTCCTTCTGGTCCGTCACGGGTTTTTGTGCATCACGGACGCTGTAAGAGATGTGGGCGGTGGTCGTTTTCATATTCGTACACCATCCCAACAGAGCAACCCGCCGCACGCGCGGCGAAGGCATAGCTTCTTTTTTTGGTGAAGTGGCCGACTAGTCAAACGTCTTCGCCACCGGACGCTAAACGGTGGCAAATTTGAGCATCACGCCTTCGGGCGATTGCATAGAGCGTGGGTCCGCAACGTCTCCCTGTGCAGCGGACATCTGGCCCGGCACTTTTTTGCGCCTGACGAGTCTTCGGACGAAACCGACCCCGGTCGGTCGCGCGGAGTGGCCCCAGCCGGGGAATAACTGGCCACCAGGGGAGACACCTTTAACGACTCCCCGCGTTTCGGCGCGGTTGCCGGCCCTATATGGTCCGGTGTTTAGAATCGCAGGACTTAGGTTGCGGTGTTCGCAAACGACCGAAACATCGCAATGCGTATTCGCAGCACAGGCGGTGAAACTCCGTCACACTCGGTCGAAAGCACGCTGCTGCTGAATGAAGAAGTCCAGCCACGGATTCGGGAATGGTGTCGTAGCTAGTGCGGCGCTGCAGGTTCGACTCCTGCCCTTGGCTTTTATTTTGCAAGGAGGCGCTATGCTAGTTCTAAGCAGGATGCGGGACCAAATCATCCAGATCGGCGACGACATCCAGGTAGTCATCGTGGACGTGCGCGGCGACAAGGTTCGGGTCGGGGTCAACGCTCCGAATAATGTCACGGTCCACCGGAAGGAAGTCTATGACGCAATCAAGCGAGAGCAGCGATATGCGCAGAGACTTTGAAGCGGTGGCCGCATTGGCGCACGAAGCCATCCGGTTGTTGATGGGTGAGTTGCGGCTCAAATTTGTTGACGACGCCGAGCATGGGCTGTGGCGTCACGCATTGAAGTTACAGCGACAGGTGCAAGAACTGGAGGCGCGGCACAAATGAGCCTCTACTGGCCGGTCATGTTGGGCGTGGGTGTGGTGCTAACGATGTTCGCCATTGTCGCGGTTGCGGCGGTGGTGTCAGGGAGACGGTGATATGACGACACGGATGGTAATAGTTCCAGACGCATTGCGCAAAGGAATCCACAAAGAGATTGACCGTGCACTAGGTGGCAGAAAGTGTGACGACGATGAACGCGAAGTAATCTACCACCAGATGCTGAACTTCTTCGATGAGAATGGCTACGTCCCGCAAATCGAGTTGAACGAACGGAGTAACGGTGATGACCCAGCGAGAGCGTGACAGCGGTACGAACTGCGCGGTGTGTGCGGCGCTGATGGCGCTGACCGGGCTGCTGGTGGCGATGGGAGTTATTTGACCGCCGACGTAGGCGGTTAGGCGGCGGGATAGTGACATTCGTAGCGAACAACGCGAAGGGTCATCTATTAGAATTAGACCGCCGCTTGGGGTCCACAGGTGATTTCGGCTATCACGCCAGATGGCCTCGACGAACGTGGACCCCTACTTTGTACTTTCCCGATGGGTGACGATATGAGTTTAGAGAAATCAATGAAAGAAAACGGGTGGCGCGTTTTAGACTCCGACGCCAACCTTGGAAGGCCGGTGCGAAAAGCGAGCATAAAAGTGTCTTCGTCTGGGAGGGTGTCAACTAATCAGGCGCTTCGCAAGCTGGCGAAGCATTCTAATTATGTGTGGGCCGTCAAGGAATCGAGATTTGCGCTTGTGCCCAGTGATTTACATGGAAGGCGTCTAACCGGCCTGGGTCTTATTCCAAAAGAGATACGAAACAAATTAAACGTGTGCGGCAAGAGGTTTTTTCCTTCTGGCGAAGGGGTGAACTGTGAGGGGGCTTTCATATTCTATGAGGGCGGAGGGATACCCGAATGAGTATGCGGCACGACCTGATTGAACACGCCCGCGACCGCATCGCACGCGACGGTTACGAGTGCCCGCTGGCGGTTGCGGTTACGGTGGACAAGTTGATTGACTCCTTGGTAGGGGGCGACGGTAGAGCTGTCGGACAATCCCCAGATGCCGTCGCCCCGATTTTGAAGGTGGTGGATGATGGACAGGTCTGAATTTATCAAACGGGTTCAATACAAGTCGGAAAACGAAGAATGCTGGCAGGGCGACGCGATGGAATTACTGAACGCCATTCGAGTTTTAGCTGATGCGAACTGCATTGATGCTATTGGTGAACCGGCTGGCAAGTTGTGGGACTGCTTGACGGATAACATTGATGATAACCAAGCGACAACGTGAACAAGGCGAATCGTCGATAGAGTTTGACGAGTCGTCCCATACATACAGGGTTGGTGGTGTTGTCTACCCAAGCGTAACGCAGGTGCTTGTTTCTGCTGGTCTGGTTGATACGGAATACTTCACCGAAGAGGGTCGGCTGCGAGGTCAATACGTTGCTCAGGCCACGGCTTACGCGGACGCCGGCGAGCTTGACCGCGATTCGGTCGACCCGGTTCTTATGCCTTACTTGTTGGCGTGGTCCGCGTTCATTGCTGACAGCGGCATCGAAATCAAGACGATTGAGCAAAAGCTATTCAACCCGATAGGGTATTGCGGTTCAAGCGACAGGACCGGGGTAATGCCGTATGTCGGCGACGTTGTCATCGACACCAAGCTAGGTGGCCAATACGAATGGCACGCAATCCAGCTTGCAGCGTACGCGGCGTGCTTGGGTGCGCAATTCAGGCGCGTCAACGTCATCCTGAAGCCGGATGCCACATACACGATAAAGGTCCACGAAACCCCGCAGGCGCGTGACTTCGATGTGTTTCGAGCCGCACTGTGCCTGCATAACTGGAGGAACAAATGAGTGTTGTCACCCTTGAGAAGCCAGACACGGAACAAATCGCGGCGGAAAGCAACTCGCTGGTTAAGACCTGCGCCGAATACGCCATCGTCGATCAATCTACCTACGCGGACGCTGGCGCATATCTGACCAGAATCAAGACGGTCAAGAAACGTGTCGATGATCTGTTCGACCCCGCTGTCAAGAAGGCGCACGCGGCCCACAAGGAACTAGTGGCGCTCAAGAAGCAATTCACTGGTCCACTCGACAACGTCGAACATAAAATCAAATTCGGAATGCAAACCTGGGCACAGGAGCAGGAGCGTATCCGCCGTGAGAAAGAAGCGGAGATTCGTCGTCAACAGGAAAAGGCCGACGAGGAACGAAGGCTTGCGGAGGCCGAAGCGCTGGAGAAAGCCGGAAAGCCCGAAGAGGCGGAGGCCGTTCTTGACCAGCCGGCAATGGTTGCGCCGGTTGTTCTTCCGAACGCCCAGCCCAAGATTGAGGGCGTGAGTATGCGCGAGGTGTGGAGATTTCGCATCGTAGACGAATCGAAGATTCCGCGCGAGTTCTTGATTGTTGACGAAAAGAAGCTCGGCGCGTTTGCTCGAAATATGAAGCAGACGGCAAACGTTCCGGGTGTCGAGTTCTATTCTGAAAAATCTGTTGCGGCGCGAGCCGATTATTGAAAGGGTTTCTTATGACTACGGCACAATCCAGCACCCCGCTAGCAAAGGCTGAACCAGCACCGAGCAAGCCGATGATTGAACTTGGAAGGCGGGGGATTGAACTGCGGACCATCGAAGACCTAGGGCGGTTCGCCACGGCAATCGAGAAGTCAGGCATGGCCCCCAAGGGAATGGCACAGGCGCAGATCATCATTGCAATTCAGATGGGCATGGAACTGGGGCTTACACCGATGGCGGCGATTCAAAATATCGCCGTGATTAACGGTAGGCCGACGATCTGGGGCGACGGGATGCTAGCGGTTGTTCGTGGTTCGGGGTTGTTCAACGATTCGGCGTTCGACGAACGATTTGAGGGCGAGTTTCCCAAAGACAACTATCAGGCGATTTGCGTGTGCGCTAGGGTTGGTTCTGAAACAGCCCACCAACGTGTGTATTCGATCGAGGACGCCAAGAAGGCTGGGCTTTGGGGTAAATCTGGACCGTGGCAATCTTACCCCAAGAGGATGCTACAAATGCGTGCGCGTGCATTCGCTTTGCGTGACGTGTTTGCGGACGTTTTGCGTGGCATACAGGCCCGTGAAGAGGTTTTGGACTATGAGGACGCCAAGCCGGCGATTCGTGAACCACGCCGCGTATCCGACTCCGTACAGGAACCCAGCAGCGTGTTCACCGATCAACCCCACGATCCCGCCGTAGGGCCGCTTCCACAATCGGACGACAAGGACGACGCTGGGGCCAGTGAGCAAGAGGCTCCATCGCGTGCGGCCCCGGCACCGTCCGATAGGCGCGAGGAACTGCTGTCCCGCGTGATGAACCACGCCAAGGGTGTCGCCCGTGCGTTCACCAAGGACATCCGTAAGCAGTTCCAACTACAGAGCGGCAAGCTGTTGGCCGAGGACTTCGCGGACTTCAAGGATTCGGACCTGCTGGACCTTCTGGCGGAACTGGAGAAGTGATGCAGAAGTATGGGACCATCTACGCGGACCCGCCGTGGCAGTACGGCAATCAGTCAACACGTTCCGCCACGGATCGCCATTACGAGACTTTGCCACTAAGCGGGATAACTGGGTTTTGTGTGGATGGGTTCCACGTCAGCGACTTGGCTGATGACGATTCACACCTGCACCTGTGGACAACAAATGGGTTTTTGGAGTCCGCTTTTTCGGTTATCACCGCTTGGGGCTTCACGTTCAAATCGTGCATGGTGTGGGTTAAGCCGGAAATGGGCATTGGAAACTATTGGCGAGTAAGCCAAGAATTTCTGATGTTGGGCACGCGAGGAGACGATGACCAAGTACCGTTTTGATGCTAGGTGACATGCAAAGCACTGATGAAATCCTTGCCCGACGCGACCTTACCGCGACAGCGAAGGTCGTCTATGTGTGGATGGCGACTGGTGGATCGCAACACCCGTATTCGTTGCGAGAAATCTCCAACCAAACCGGCACGGCTGCGAGGACGGTCAGCACAGCCATACGCCAGTTACGAGAATCGGGACTTGTCCAAGTGGAGCGCGGAATGCCCAACCAATACTTGTTGACTTGCAGGACAGGATATGTAGAATCGGCAACATAGTACACTCGCGACGGAGCGCCGAGGATGGCCGTTTTCTACATTACCCCAGCCGAAGTTATGAAACGAAAAGACCTACGACCAGAAGACAAGGCGGTGTTCGCTGTGTTGATGTTCAAGTGCAGACAAACCGGCTCCTGCTTCCCCGGATTGCGGTCCATCGGCGAGGCTGTCGGGTTGTCCAAAAACAAGGTCGCAAAGGCTGTGAAATCACTTGAAAAGAACGGCCTGATTCGCGTACTGAGAACCAAAAGGAAGGCGAACGTCTACAGCGTATCTGTCCCATATACAGGGACAGATGCGGCAAATAGTGCGTGTCCCACCGTTGGGACACATCTGTCCCACTGTCGGGACAGTTCTGTCCCACTGTTGGGACATATAAATAAAGTAAAAGAAAACACCGGTGACACCGGTGTCTCTTACGAGACAGATGCGCAGAAGAAGAAGCGGGAGGAATCCTGGATACCCGACCAAGTCGATTACCACATCGACCTGATCGCCGAAAAGCTCCAATGTTCAAACATCGACAAGGTGAACAACCGCAGGGCATGGGCCGCCGCACTGAACCGGATCGCCAAAGAACACCCCCGCCAGTACGACAACTACGCCGACCGAATCCTGATGGCGGCTGGTGAAATCCGCGAACACCCACCCAAGAACCCGATGGCGGCGTTCCAGGCCAGAATCAACGAAATCGTGCAACACAACCAAAACGGAAAGGCCAAGTCATAATGGGACCACGAAAAAACCACGAATACGGCGCATTCCCGAAGATCGCACACAAGGGTATGAACTACCTTGAGGGGCAACCAACGTGGATTGACCATGAAATAGGACTACAAAAGCGGGAGGTGTTCGCGCTCGCGATCTTCGTTTCAAACAGGGTTGGCGGCATTAAACAAGCCGTTGAGGAAGCCGACGCGCTTTTGAACTACATGGAGAATCACCCGGCATGAACGACGACATGCTCATGCCGCAATCGCTGGAAGCCGAAATGTCCTGCCTCGGTAGCATGATGCTGTCCGCAGACGCCATCGACGACGTGGTCCAGATCATCCCGCCAACCAAGGCCCATTGGTTCTATGGGGCAAATCACGCATCGTTGTACGTCATGCTGGTGGACATGCGGGACAGGGGCATGGCCATCGACCTACTGACCGTCCGAAACGAACTGGACCGGCTCGGAAACCTGGAACGGGTCGGAGGAACCGAATACATCGTGGCCTGCGCCGAGTCCGTACCCACCCACGTCAACGCGAAGCACTACGCGGACATAATTCGCGACCATGGCGTCAGACGCGATCTAATCGCCTGTGCTGGACGCATCGCCAAACCGGCCCTGGACATGCATATTACGTCGATCGACGCTCTGGAGGCCGCAGAACGCGAAATACAGGCACTCAGCGGGGGAGTCCGATCAGAGGCCGTGGTGAACGCCGGGGATGAGGCCAGAACCATCATCCGCGCCTTGGACGACCCCGACGCCTGCGAGCGGGTCATCCCAACCGGATTCCCGCTGTTGGACCAGTCGCTCGGCGACGGGCTTAGGGGCGGCGAACTGGTCCTGATCGCGGCCCGTCCATCGGTCGGCAAGTCGGCCCTTGGGTTGGCTGTGGCGACCAACATCGCCATGGGCGGAGACCGCGTCCTGTTCTACTCGATGGAGATGAAGTCCAGCGACCAAGCCAAACGGGTGATCGCCCGGATGGCCAAGGTGGAGCTTTGGAAGGTCCGAAAGAAGCACGCAATCCGAGATTACGAACGTGAAAGAATCGACCAGTGCGCCAAGGATTTCATCGGGCTGCCGCTGGACATCGACCCGACCCCGGCCATCACGTTGTCGCACCTGCGGTCCCAAACCCGCAGGCAACACCATCGACGGAACCTGTCCTGCGTGGTGATCGACTACCTGGGCCTGATGACACCAGCGAAGTCGAAAGCAGCCAAGACGCGGGAACGCGAGGTCGCCGAGTTTAGCGCCGGGTGCAAAGCGCTGGCGATGGAATTGGACATCCCAGTGATTGCGCTGTCGCAACTCAACCGCGACCCAGCGAAAAACAACCGCAGACCGGCGCTATCCGACCTGCGAGACTCAGGATCATTGGAACAAGACGCCGACATTGTCTTGTTCTTGCACAACGACGAGAAGGTCGCTGACCATCGAACGCTCATCATCGCCAAGCAGCGTAACGGCGCACTCAGGGACACTGTGTTGAAGTGGAACGGCGCGATGATGGACTTCGTCGAAATCGAAAAGCCGCAGAACGTGGTGGACGACGCGACCTACGCGAAACAGGCGGCGACAGAGGAAATGCCGTGGGCCTAATCGAATGCGACTGGCCCAGCTTTAGGAGTTGAAGATGAATGAAACGATTTGGAAGTTTGAACTGAAGGCGGACGCATACACGGATATTTCGATGCCCAAAGGCGCGCATGTGTTGTGCGTTCAGGAACAGGGCGGAGTTCCTTGTATTTGGGCCATCGTTAATCCAAGTGCGGAAAAGGAAAATCGACGATTCCGCGTTTACGGCACCGGATATCCGCTGGAAATACAGTGGAACGAGTCGGATTACGTTGGGACATTTCAGATCGCGGGCGGCGCTCTTGTGTTCCACGTTTTTGAGGTTTAGACAATGACCCTCGACACGCTGCCGAGCGAACTGCTGGAACGGGGCGAGCATGTGCGGCTGGATGTCGCCGGTGCGATTGCGATTCAGGATACGGAAACGTTCTTGCTTTTCCTCGACGCTACAGACGACGTTGTGTATGAGCTTTCTGACGGTGAAGAATCAAACGCATTCGTCTGGTGCAACGAACGCGAAGGCGCAACGCGCGGTGACGCAATCGCCGTAGCACGCGAGGCCGAACGCCGGATGGGACTGGTGAAGAGATGAAGCTCTGCCAAAACTGCAACGCGGCCCCGACCACCAGCGAAGGCGCGACGTACTGCATAGATTGTCGGCGA